CACTGGCCTGATCCCTAGCCGTTTGGATGAGAGCTGATGGCAGCGTAGAATACTTCTCTCGGAGGTCTTTGTATGTAGCCTTGTTAAGTCTGGTCTTATTGTAATCATGTGCCGCAAAGCCATAGTCTATGACATCCTGACAGGCAGCATTCCAAAGCCTGGCAGTCTGGACGAGTTCATTAGACCTATCGAGCTTTATCTTAATAGTGCGGTACATGTTAACAGATAGTTAATACCTTTATTAGATTTATAGTTTTTGGTTGTTTTGCAAGGGGTACGATTCATCCGCACCCTGAAGGATGCGGTCTTCTCTACCCCTTGACCCGCGAGATAAAATAGTTTTGGTTGAAAAAAGTAAAGAAAAATAAAAAAAATAAAAAATTATACTTTGTTTATACTTTAACTGGTTTTAAAATAGTATTTAATAGCACCGGATGTCTATAATTATCCGGCCACATACATGCCATAGAATCGTCTGGTCCACGTATAGCAGTTTGGTACCAAGGCAACAGCTTTTTCAAAACTTTTCCAAAAGGCACGTGATGCATGGGTTCGATCTCATTTAATTTACAAAACTTTACAAATTCGTTATAGATGGTCTGCTTTGACACGTACACATCAGCGACTTCTTCCATGTGTAGCTCAATAAAAGCTGATACTGGTTCACTGGCTTTCTTGTACCGGTCTTTTGCAGTTGTCGTGGTAAAACTATTATGGAAATAGCCACGATCCAACAACGCATCCAAATGCGGCAAAACCAAATTGAGAAGTCCTGACAATTCACCGGGACTCATTATTTTTTCTAACAAATTTTCTTTTTCACTTTCTTCTATTTCTTGCTGGGTAAAAACATGCTCAAACGGAATTATTTCTATACGTCTATAAAATCCGGTTGTGTCATCGCGAACTCTTGGCAACTTGTTGGATCCAAAAATTTGTTTCGCAAACGATATAAAATCAAATGCCCGTTCACCCTTCCGTTGTGCCCGTATTACATCTTTGTTGGAAGTTAGCATTTTAAGGATATTTACATTTGGCAATGTAGATTGTTCCATGTCACCAAATGAATTTAGTAGTTTACAATAAAGATCGGACGTTGCAAATCTGTCTTTTTCTAAATCATGCATTGATACAGAAGATATATTGTCTTCGCCAAGCATTTTGCAAACAGTATCAATAAAATGTGATTTTCCAGTACCACCGGGCCCCAACAATATAAATGCTTTCTGGATAGGATATGCCCTGTACAAACAATATCCAATGAATTCTAATGCCTTCCTAAAATCTTCTTCACGAAGAACCGTTTGGAACATCTTAATTATATTCGGACATTGTGCATCGGGATCATAATTAACGTTGATTTGAATTCTCGAATAATAAGTTGATCTATGTGGTTCCAATACACCGGTTCGCCAATTAAGATAACCATTTAGACAATTTATAATATCTAGGTTATTATCGAACTTTTTTGATTCAACATATGTTAAGCCTTGTATTATGCCGATAACTTCTTTTAAGACGTGGGCATTATAACAAGTTTGTCCGTTATCTTTTATACGCGGTCCAAGCAACTCCACTAAAATTTTATGTATAACTTCTTCGCCGTTTTCTACATAATGTCCTTTAACATAGGTCATCATTGTTTTTGTTTCTATGATTGTAGCAACCGGAACATTTTTTATGATTAATTTTGCTAAATTATGATAATTGATTGCGGTAATTCCTTTGCTTTTAGGATTACGTTCAAAACATTCTTCGAGATCTGTTTCTGTAAAATCTTGCATACTCATTGTGACACCACGAAACGTTTAAAAAATAAAATAAAAAAATTATAAATATTTGTAATCTATGCATCTAACCAGGTTTTCTTGCACGGATCTATTTTCTCATATGTCATTGTAATAAACTCCTTTTGGTTTTAGATAGTATTCTTTTTGTTTTCTTAGGTTTGTCAAGGACTTTTCGAACCTTCTTGGGTTTTGACACAAATTCAATTACTTCCTCGCCAGTAACTAATAGCCGAGTTTCGAATCGGCCTCCGTTACAGCACGTTTTTGTGTACAGCTTACCATCCTCTACAAGTTTTTGGATGGCATTTGTAACCTTTTCGCTACTTTGGAAGGATTTTCCTTCAAGTAGCATGTCGACGGTAACTAATTGCTTCTTGCATCTATTCTTTATTTTTTCTAACAACCGGTTTTCGTCCATTTTCACTCCGAACCTTCCTTACATAGTTTGTCAACTGCACCTATCATATCATTAATTAATAGACGTCCCTGAAACCGTTTCGCGTCTTCCTGGGACGCAACTATACAAATGTCCAAGTTATGTCTATTTAAAACTCCGCGAAGTTCCTCGAACATTGCGTTTATTTGTTCTTGAGTTTGTGGTTCCAGGTCGTTAAGGGCAGCCATGTCTTCCACAATCATAGTGAAGCCAGCGCCATACAACTCATTTTCGGATATCATTTTAACCTCAAAACAAAATACGGATAATAAAAATCGAAAATTCCGTTTACCCTAATCAATATACCACCACTACCATGATTTCTTGAAATAACTTCACCTTCCTTGCCAACAGCATAATCCATATTGGGATTCCAGGTGTTTTGCCAACCACTTTCGTAGTTCCTCGCTCTCCTAAAAATATGGACGCGATCGCCCATTTTTGCACCAAATAATTTCTGGGATTGCTCATAATCGGGTATATGGTTCTTTGACATAACTATGTACTTGGTGTATTGTGTTTATATACTTTTTGGTCGAGGAAAAATTTAAGAAAATATTCTTCTCGGAAATTCGTATTCTCTTCTCTGCTTTCCCCAGGATGATGTCTTCGTGAAATAGCCAACAATTCTGGTCACATGGGATATTATTTTTTTACCACAAATTGGACAAGTTTCAGAATTGCCACAAACTGTAACATGACCGTCTTCACACTCTCCAAAAGAATAATTCACGGCCATGTGGGAAACACCTTGCTTTACAGAATATTCAATGAGGTGTTTCATGGTAGCCGGATCTTCTATTCGATCCTTCACATTCAGATGAAGTATTCCACCACCGGACAATATATCCTGGAACTTTCCAGTAAGGCATATCCTTTCAGGAAGTGGGACATCCATAATTAGTGGTATATATTGATTGCTGTATAGTTTGAATGGTATTTTATCCTCACCGAAAAGCACTTTGTCTTTTTCAACTAATTTAGACGCTACGCTCTCGCCGGGAATTTCCTCAACATTAAAAGAATGTCCGGTTTCTTCACTTGTTTTGATAGCAAAATCTTCAATAAAAGTCAAAACTTCTTCTGCAAATCTGGTACCTTCTTCGGTACGTATATCAAGTCCCATAAAATAACAACATTCGTGAATACCAATAATACCTATTGTAGAAAATAGTCTTTTGAGTGTGAACCAACTAAGTGGTTTAAAAAACTGCAAAAATCCCTGGTCTATCCTTCGTTGCAAAATTTCTTCGCGGTGTACTAACAACAGATCTCTACAAATTTCGAGTTGCTTAGTTAAATCAGCGAAAAACTTTTCGGTATTGTTATTTGCTTTCAACGCAACTCTGGGCAAATTAATAGTAACTACTCTATGTGAACCTAAATTCAGGCCACCGTTACCAAAGGAATCTCCTCTTGCTTCCATACGAGACTTATCATTAATGAGTCTACAACAAGAAGCTATCTTATTACCCGAATTTACATAAATATTGAATGTTCCGTTTTTAACATTAATATTTGAAACCCAATCAAGAAATTCTTGATCTAATATTTCCTTGTTTTCATTGCATGCTAAGTTTATCGTGCAGATTGGAAACCTGTACGGCATACCACTAACCGGATCTCCTTCTGCAAACCACTCAGCAAATAATTTCTGAATTCGTATTACATAATCATAATCAACGTTAGAACCATCAGGATAACTATAATGTTCAAAAAGTTTTTCTAGGTTTGGTCTATCAAATATGCTAATGTTGGTAAATGGACTTTGACCGCCAACCCTAAACTTATTACTCATTACATGAACAAAACCTTGTAACAAGTTAATTATTTGATAATCACTAAGATTTTCTTTCTTAGTATAATAACAAAGATTTATAATTAAGTCTGATATTGCAATAGCACCTGCAAAATTTTGTGACAAGTCCATTGTGGTTTCGATTATTTGTGCAATAAAAGAATGAGCACGTTTTGGTGGTAAACTATGAAGTTGACCGTATTTACGCCCTTCGTTCATTATAAACGATGTGGAATATGCCATACAATATGGTATTTGAGTTGATGATGCGTCATGAAAATAAACACTAGAATTAAAAACAGCTTTCATTAATTCATTAGCTCGTTCTAGCCCAAATCGTTTTTTGGAATATTCGTGCAGGAGATAATAAGAATTTAGTTTTGAAAGACCTTTAACAATTTCAGCAGAATAATTATTATGAGAAATTTCATCATTTGAATTTGAATTAGCATCCAAGCTAATATCAGAAACATTGTTGGTAAAATATTTTTTGCTCATTACTCCGATATCTAAAGCATTTCTGGATATGCCTTCAATGTCCAATAATGCTTTGCCTTTTTCAGTTACGTTATAATAATTATATAATTCTTCAAAGTCCGGATCAAATGTTGTTTGTACTCGCATTGTAATTCTTCCTGAAATCTTTGTGTATTATTTTGCCATTGTGCCAAATTCGCTGATTACTAGTTACTGGAAAACCGTCTGTCTTTAATTTCTGGTTATATGTGCCATCTACAATAAAATCCATAGCATTTTGAATATCTTCTGGAAGTTCTTCATATAAAAATCCTGTATATAAAATAGACGGAATATTACAATTAGTAATGATACTATTTAAAGCCTTTGGTTGTAAAACAGGCTCACCGCCTAAAAAAACAATACTATTATAAAAGTCCTTGTAATTATTTAAATGTTCCAAAACCACATCAGTATCAATAAGTTGACCTCCGTCCAACTTTTGCAAATCTGGATTCTGACACCCAGGACATCCAAACCTGCATCCTTGAAACCAAACTTCTAAAGAAATTCCAATACCATTTATGGTACCAGATTGAATACCTGCACACCTAAAAAACATATTTAATTCCGTATAACCATATCATAAAGCACATCATAAATAGAATCAGTAATCATATCAGCAAAACCATACATGGTTTCAAATTCACCAAACGTATAACCAGTTGGATAATAAATTATAGTTCTTTTTCCAATACCTTTAGCATAACCCAATTCAAGATGGGAAGACCTACCGCAGGGCATTATCATTAAAACAATATCAGCCCATTCTATTCTGTTTTTATCTTCCTGAAAAGCCTTTTGTGTACGGACATCATTAAGGAAAGTTTTTGCATTTAAATTACTTAAAATTCTAGGATCCAATTCAGTCCAACTAAAAACATAACGTCCACTAGACGGATCAGAAAAATTATCAACTTCGTGCCCATATTTTCGAAAAATTGCGGCAGTTTTGTCAACGTATTCTTTATTTTTCCACGAAGAAGCAAGATAAACTTTCAAAATGACACCCATTAACATATATTTACTTATTTTAGACCTTCACCATTATAAATTCCAGAATATGCTTCCGCAACTTGTCCAACATCCATGAACATTATTTGCATGATTCTAGCATTCTTGCAAAACCGGATTCCTTGTGGATTATAAACAACCATCATTGATTGTGACTTTCCGGTGTATCCTGGATCCCAGATGGAGGTCTCCATTGTTGCGCCACACCTTAGCATAGTGGACCGTGGTAATGCAATTCCGACTTTGTCTAAAGGAACACTAACAATCTCATTAAAACTAACTAAATATGCACCCGGATTTAAGTCACATTCGTCGTCTATAAAAGAAACTTCCGACATCCGGGGCTTGGTACGTTTTGAATTATCAAAATCAATTATGCCGGAACTCATGTAAGTTTCTATTTTTGCAACAGAAAGATCGACACCACAACTTTGTTCTTGCAATGCCGGATCAATTAAGTCAGTAACTATTCCTTGTGATAATATTTCTTTTCCTGTTAATACCATAATCAAACCTTACCTATGTTTGCTAAAATCTTTACGTTTGTAAACAAAATCGATGTCATCTTTGAGTACAAGAACATCATTTGATAATTTCAACAAACGTTTATATACGTCTTCTTGCATTTCAAACTCATCATAATTTTCGTGCATATCTTGTTTCACGTCATAAATTAAGTTGTTTAGGTCAGTTTTTGCTATAGCAACACTACATGAACTTCTACTACACAATGAATTTGATATAGCAACTAATCTATTATAAATGTCTTTTCTTTTCATAACTAATCACCTAAAAACATTTTACCACTTCTCCAAAACTTTCTTAGACTTTCCAGATAAATTTAATAACGCATCATACGGGGTAATATAAGTTTCTTTCAACTTTTTTACGGACTTAGGACCAATCCCTGGCAACTGCACAAATAATTCTGTTGCGGAACCACACTTTAGTGCAGGAGATGGTGCATCTAACTTTGGCAAGTAATTATGTATGTGTATTAATTTCCAGATGGTTTCTTCTAACGAAAGAGTCCGATACATTCGGGTTCCAAGTTCCTGTTGGTGAGTTAAAAAATTACACATTGTTTGATACTTTATTCCAGGAATCAATTCATTGTTTCTATAAAACCAAATATATCCTTGGGCAATACTATAAGTACCTTCTAACAACAAACCAGTTCTATCATATTCAAGAAGCCGCATTTCTGCGAGCCTTTCTTTTAATTCCCGGTACGAACCCGAAAAATCGCTAATGCTTTTTCTTTCAATTAAAATAGTATGACCATTATTGTCCAATAAGTAATCTGCAAGTGGCAAACACCTAAAAATAAATTCTGGAACTTCTGGTCCGATTATTGAAGTTGCTAAATAATCTTTGATTTGTGGTATAAGGTGTTCCCGAGTGTCTACCTGAATTGTCATACTTGAGACCAGTGATAAGTAACAGATATTGGAGTATGTGATGTTGTTTCAAACGAAATTGGGTAATAATCCGTGGTATCATCAATAGTATTTAGAGAATAATTATATGCCCACGTAACTTGTGGAACAAACCCACAATGTTGATGATTATCAGTACCACGCACCAAAACAAGTTCTTCTGTAATAGGATCATATTTTTTATATATACCAACACCCTTTTCTCCTGCAAATTTCAAATCGTTGCCGTACGCACCTATGAAATCACCACATCCATCACAAATAAAGTTAGAAATTTTTCCTTCGAACACTGACCATAAATTTTCGTGTCCACAATCACAAGTATAACGTAACTTCATTTATGATCACCAAGTTGAATTACAATAACTAGCGTCGACAAAATAATCGGAAGTAGAAGTACTATTAGTAGAAGGAAAACTCCCGTAATAATAACCATTACTACTACGTTCCGGAATACGTCTTACACTAAGTACACCGTTATTATAATCGTATGTGATGTCACATCTAACAAAATTAGAAAATCTAACTTCTCGCGAATTACAGGCACCTATAAATTCACCACACTTTTCGCAAATAAAGTTAGAAATTTTGTTACTAAAAATGGTCCACCTATTATCATGTCCACAATCACAAGTAAACGTCATTTCCATTACATCACCACAAACAAGACGGTATCTTGGCAGTAGCTAATACAGTATCTGGCGTCGGATCAATTACCTCATTTTGATATGTTGGGTTGTTACACGGGAAATCATGACCAGTACTATGTATTATAGCAACCTGATGCTTACCATCAGACATTTGCCGATGTTCCAATTCAACCACAATATCGGAATTGAAATCCGCACTGCTAGGATAAATTAGTGGAATCACTTCGCCTGTATCAAAATCTTTTCCGGCTCTATGAACCAACAAAACATTCGCAAAATTTTGGATGGTCGTTATTTGGCTAGACATGGCCTGAGTAATCAAACCAAATTCTTGCTGTGAGGGCCACTTTCTTTTATTCTTAGTAATGTAATGAAGTATTTCCAGTGCCCTCCACCTATATGTATCATCCAGAACTACCCAGACTTTTCCACAATTCAGTGTAGAAATGTCATCGGCATAATAAGATGCTTTTTCAATAGCGACCTGAAATTCTTCCCATGACTTAACAAAATGATATTGATTCTTGTAATCAAATCCCTCAATTTTTGGTCTCCAAATAAGGGTGCCATCTGCCTGCCTAATCGGACTAAATAAACTCCGGAAACCTTCACCAACTGTCCGCTTCAACGCAATCTGATCAATTTCCACTTTGCCAAACGATAGTTTTGCTGGCGGAAAATCAATCAGAACCGCATTAGGCATACTCGCACCAAACCAGGTTTTTCCTTTTTTTGTGCCAGCCCATAAACTACCCAGAAGCGGATATTCTACTTCCCCTTCAGGTATGCCAATTACATCTCCATTAATTACATCTGTCATATATAAACATCTCAAAAAAGAATAATACTATTTATTATTACACACTACACAATATTATTATTATAACTTATACAAATATTACCTTCCGCCATCTCGCAGATCAAACTGCAAACGTTTATTTTTAATTTCACATTGCACAATCCTAACAAGTGCTGACGTTACTGACTCTCCTTCTCGACAACACATATTTTTGAAATATTCTTCGTCTGTGTCGGAAAGATCTACACATATTCTCGACATTTCTCTAAACCCCCATAAAAACATAAAGGGTGGGAGGCAGCCCTATACTGCCTCAGAGAAATCTAGTGTCTTTCCGTCTGAAGTATATGGCACATTCTTCATGATTTCTTGCCAGGCTGCCATTGTCTCCTGGAGAGTACCAAACTGTCCGGTACCATACAGGTCAACAACGTCTCTCTTGGGGCGTCCCTGGTAGTCTTTCTTTAGGAACTCCAGAAGATCCTTTGCTCTCGGCGAAAGTGCTTCTACTCCCTTTACAATGGGTTTTGCAAGTTCCTTCTTTACGACGGAGTTCTTATCGATTTCCGTAAAGTTTCCGTTCTTCACAAGTTCCAATTGGAATTCATCGCCAGGCTTGATATAATCCCGGATGGTAAATGTATCACCTGGCACGATGGGCGCTCCGGTTGCCTGGCTAATGAAATCCACCAAACTCTTGTTTCCGGCGGATATTACTGTACCATCTTTGGAATACTGGGCCACTGGAAATACTACACCGAACTTCAGGTCCGTGCCTGTCTTTGGATCAGTGAAAATAAATCTATATTGATCCACAAATGCTGCCTTCATTCTAGCAGCATCCTCATTTGGTCTCTGTGGCCAATATTCGTCAGGTATTCCGTCAACGATAGCCTTCTGGTCAGCGGTTAAAGTATCATATTCTTTTCCGATAACCTTCTGGCCAGATAGTCCACTCCTGTACTGCACAACTTTATTCTCTCGGACCACATCCTTAAACGTAGTTTCGTATACGCCAGTCTGCAGCCCTGCACCCTTTACGACGATCTGCTCGTCCCATGCGCTATTACTCATATTTTATAGTCTCCAAAAATTTACTAATTTACTCATTTTCGCTTTTCTTGATTTTACTCTATTATTTGGTGTACGATTTTGTATTGTCACACACAACATAATATATAACTAACAACGTTTAGTAGTATAAATACTTTTTGGTATCTCAGTGGCAATCGTGACATTTGTGGCAATCTACACATAACCTTTATGTAAATTGCAAGGTTCCCTTCTGCTCGTCATGCTCCCCAAAGGGCCTAATGTGGCAATCTACACATAACCTTTGCGTAAATTGCAAGAGTATCACCCTTTGCAATTCGCTGCAATTTACCATTAGATTTGATGTTTCCTGCTTCATTCCCCGAACTTTTGTTCACAAGTCCACAGGCCCTACGGAGCTGCCCGCCCCTGATACCAATATAATGATTATAATCCTTTGGCGGATAATATATCCATACCAAAAGCTTTGATATTCATAGCTGCATTAATATCCCTGTCGTGTGACGTTCCGCATTTTGGACAAATCCATTCTCGGATATTTAATTCTAATTTATCTAACTTATATCCACAACTATGACATGTTTTTGATGATGGTTCCCATTGACCTATTTCAACTATAGTCTTTCCTGCCCATTCAGCTTTATACTTAAGCTGTCTCATGAACTCAGACCATCCGGCATCAGATATTGATTTAGCCAAACAATGATTTTTAAGCATTCCAGTAATGTTTAAAGATTCTAGAACTATTGCATCATTATCATTGATTAATTGATGTGATAACTTATGCTGAAAGTCAGACCTTTGATTAGCTATTTTTTCATGAATTCTTGCTAATCGAATTCTGGCTTTTTCACTATTCTTGGAACCTTTTTGTTTTCGGCTAAATCTTTTCTGGACAACAACCAATCTTTTTTCGGATTCTCGTAATGGCTTTAGTCCATCTATCTTTTCGCCGTTTGACGTAGTAATATACGAATTTAATCCTACATCAATACCGAGTACTTTGTCTATTGAAATTGATTTACTTATTGGTAATTCTAGCCCATCGTCAACCTGGAAAGACACATAATACTTACCACTCTTGGTTTTCGATATGGTAGTTGTTTTTATCTTCCCAACAAAATTTCTATGCAACCTAATTTCAATGTTCTTGATTTTTGTTACTGATAATAATCCAATTCTGCTATCAAGTTTTACATCCTCACCTTGAAATTGTATGGACTGATTATCTCGCAATTTTTTATTTGTTGGATAACCACTATGACCTCCGTTTTTGTTTGTCTTGAAAAAGTTTTTAAAAGCAACTCCTAGGTTTCTTAAACTATATCGAAGTATTTTATTTGGTACGTCATTTAACCAAGGATTAATATCAGAAAGTCCAGGTTCGTTTTGCAAAGTGTTTGGTAAGCTATTCGCTTTTCTTTTATAAACAGATGTTAAAAGCAAACTACACTTAGTCACATCTAACATATAATATGTATCTCGTGACTTATCTTTGCAACCATGAAACTTCATAGTAAGGGCATCTTCATAATTCATTGTATCTATGTTTCCGTCCCAACTATGTCTCATCATTTCAGTATGGCTATAGTTATCCTTGATGAGTCGAAGCGCCCAATTCCAGACATATCGACTAGCACCAAAACAGCGAGATAAAAATTTTTGCTGTTCGTTAGTCGGATAAATCCGAAACTTGTAAGCCCTCATCATCAATTACTAGTAATGCTTAGTAGTATATAAAAGTTTTGGTAGCAAACAATTCCTTTAAAACATTTCTAACTTTTCTGAATCCATATGGTCCTGCCAATTTGGACAATCACAATTACGTTCACACGAAGTATTATAATCACATATATTGCCGTGGTTCAAAATACATCGGTATATGTGGTTCTTGAAATATCCAAATTTGCACATTTTCATTACCACCGACTTTTTGGCCTTTCATCAAAAAAAGAAAAGAAAGCAAAAGCTTCCTTTCCTTTCTCGGATGTGTTTTGGGGGCAATTACATAAAAGTTGTTTAGGTATATAAACGTTTTGGTAATCATAAAAAAGAAAGTACCATACTACTACATAAGAAGGATTTAGGGTAAAATCAATATACGTAGATTGTTTAATAAGGTAATATAGTAAATTAAGTCTATTACTACAAGTTTATGGCCTAATAACTTTTACAGTATAACTACTATATTACTATATAATCAATAACTACTAACTATATTTACTATATTACTTACTATATTACTAGTATATTACTATATTATATAAGTATATATAATATATAAGTATATAACATATAAGTAATAAGTATATATAAAGATGGCTTAGGCTAAGTAAGTTCGACCAAAAACTTTATATACTAGAAGATGTTTTATTAGTGTGCCCACCAAAAGGACAAGGAGGGTGACAAGGCAAAATCTGCTTTGTCCTTTCTTTGTTTGAGGGCAAAAAGACCTTCTTTTCTTATAACAAAAACATAATATATATTATTATATATATTATAATAAAAATGTAAAAGATTGTTGGTGACATAGCAATCTTCTGTTTTTAGGACCGTCACAGGGCTAATCCCCCCGATTTCAATCGGGGGATACAGCCCGTGCCTATCGACAAGCATATATACTAATGGTGACCATACGTATATCTTAAGATGAGCAGACAAGAGCATTGGGTAAGCGCACGAGGATGTGTCTATAACGTGTATTACCATTTCGTATGGTCTACAAAACACCGACGAAATGTTCTGGTGGGATCGGTAGCCGAAGATCTCCACTGGCTACATGAAATGATCGCAGAGCAGAAAGGCATTTCATTGGTAGACCAAGAAATCATGCCCGATCATGTCCATCTCTTCGTCAATGCTCATCCAATATTCGCACCGGCTAATATAGTCAAGATCTTCAAAGGTATCACGGCAAAGAAACTCTTCGAGAAGCATCCCGAACTAAGAAATCAACTCTGGAATGGTCATCTCTGGAATCCTTCGTACTATGTAGGAACCTGTGGTGATGCCACCAAAGATGTAATAGAACGCTATGTGGCGATGCAAAAGGTGAAGTAAATCATGAGAGTGTTTCGGTATAGACTCAAGCCAACCAAGGCTCAAATAACCAAGTTGGAAGATCAACTTGAGCTTTGCAGATGGGTCTATAACGAAACTCTTGCACTGCGAAAGAACTCCTTTGAACAAGAAGGCAAATCGATAAGCTACTTTGCATCCAAGAGGATGTTGCCTATCTGGAAAGAATCTAAGCCCGAACTCAAGACGGTTCATTCTCAGGTTTTACAGGATGTAGTTCTCAGGGTCAATCTTGCCTTTGGCGCATTCTTCCGAAGAGTTCAGTCTGGTGAGGAAGATCCTGGATATCCCCGTTTCAAAGGGAAGGGTAGATACGATAGCATCAGTTATCCTCAGAGCGGTTTCTCCATAGATGGTAACACGGTTTCGTTATCCAAGATCGGTGATATTAAGTTCAAGTTGCATCGACCTATTGAAGGCAATGTCAAGAGATTGACTATCCGAAGGTCGTCAACCAAGAAATGGTATGTGTCTTTCCTGGTCGAAGATGTGCCAAACCACATCCTAGAACCTTCGGATGAGATCGTTGGCGTAGATATGGGTATCTTGAACTTTGCCGCACTCTCAAATGGGGAAGTTGTGGCTAACCCCAGGTTCCTTCTTGCCGATGAAGAACGAATCAAGAAGGCTCAAAGCAAACGCGATAAGTTGCCCAAAGGATCGCACCGGAGAAGGAAGGCAAGCAAATCCGTGAGCCACCTATATGAGAGGGTCACCAATAGAAGAGAAGACTTTGCCCAACAACTAAGTAGACAATGGGTCAACAAATACGGAACAATTGTATTTGAAGATCTGAATATATCAAATATGGTTCATAATCACAACCTAGCGAAGAGCATCCTGGATGCGAGTTGGAATAAACTGATACAGTACACTTCATACAAAGCGGAAGATGCTGGTAGGAAAGTGGTATTGGTTAATCCCGCTAATACATCTCAGATGTGCTCAAGCTGTGGTCAAATAGTCAAAAAAGATCTATCTATCAGAGTCCACAGATGTCCTTATTGTGGATTATCGATAGATCGAGATCTCAATGCTGCTCTGAATATTGCAAGACTGGGAATACAGTCTTTGGCATCCGCCTAGATGCCCGCCAATTCATTGGCGGGAGTATTCACGTCACGGTTACTGTTATAGTGCCTGGTCTGATTCTTTGATCTTCTGTAATGTTTATTATAGATCCAGGGGTATTTATTATTGTTCCGGCACCTGTAATCGAACAAGAATTAATTGTGTCAATTCCTTCAAACATTCTATTAGTTTCGTAGTCCATATAGACATGTAGAAATACGTCTGACCATTCGAGGTCTTCGCCGATATGATATGAATTCAGGAACGTTTCTATAGAATTTTCTATGTTGTCTTTGAGATCAGTTTCCGGAGTGGTTGTTTTTGTAATGTTTATGGCTATGTCAACAGAAACGGTTCGCGGAAGTACATAAAGATACGGATATTCACCCATTCCGATTAGAATATCATAGGAGTATGTATTACTATATGTTATGTTTGATATGGATACTGCGCGATCTGTTGTAGCTTCTAAAGTTGCTTCTAGTGTGTCGCCGCGCAACGTATTTGTTGGTATTGCTACTATCGAAGTTCTGGTTCTTCCGAGGCTGTCAATGTATTCTATGGTCATTGAGTCACCGGCAATTACATTTTCTAGGGCACGGACCCAAATTTTGCCACCGGAACATTCAGCAATGGAAGTTACAACAACGCCGGACGTTATAGTGGCTCCGAGTATGCCACGAGAAGTTATGCCTGCGGCGATATTTTCTTCAAGGGCATCTATTATTTCTTGAGAATCAGAACCTGTACCTTCATCATAATCTACAATAACTTCGATGTCGCCATTGCCACGTGGATATACATGTGATTCGTTTACGTCTTCTAAATCAGTTAAGTGTTCTTCTACAATTTCGAGAGTTGCTTTTCCAGGTACTAATACTGCATAATAATATCGGGTTCTTAGTTCGTCATCAGTTTCCTCATCGGTACCATTAGCGAAAGCAGTTGCATTTTCTACACGATCAACGCCTTCGATACTATAAGGAAGTTGTGTTATGAGATATGAGCTTATGTTGCCATTTGTACCTGGTTCTAAAGCATGAGCTTCTACAATAACGGAATAATCTCCGATTGCAATTTCGCCGTATGCTGTGGTTTCAAAATATATTTTGGAATTATCTTGTCCGAGAGCAAGTGCCTTTGATCCAATAGGAATTGGTATAGCGGCGGTTGCTGGAGTTCCGCACTTGAAGGTAAGATAGCCTGTTGCCTGGGTACCTGATTGACGACCGGCTGGTAACCTGTCTACAACCAGGGCATCTAAGTCAGTGCCAGTTGCAGTAAGTATTGATACGCTTTTTGTGGAGTCATCAATGCGTTCATAAAGTAGGTATGTTTGTCCAGCAACGATACCGGTTAGTATGCTTAACATCGAGACCGGTGAAAAGTCTCGTATAAGTGGATGACGCGTTGTTATTTCGTATTTGATTTGTTCTTCGATTTCTTCGATGGTTGGTATGTACATGCTTTACCTCTTTAGTATGAAAATTGGCTTAGTTTGCTTAGTTCGTTTGTAAGACTAACAAGTTCTTGTGGTGTGTATAAGAATTTTAGTGTGTTATCGCCCGGTATTTTGACGTATAGTCGCATCCGGAATGGATCACTATCGTCTTGTACACACGAAACGGAATTTATTTTAACTTCCGGAAATTGATATGACATGTCGCCGATAATGTCTTGTTCCATCATTCGCATATTACTTTTAGTATTTTTTTCGTGGAGATAGTCGTGTGCAAAGCAACCTATGTTTGGATCGAAGCGTTCTCCTTTTGGCGTGGCTAAATACAACAGGAAGCGTTGTTGTATTTCTTCGGTTCCAGAAATTATTGCAAGATCTCCTGTGGCGGTTAGTCGAATGTCCAGGGCGGTATGACATTGACAAAAGCCTGGAGATATGTCAAGGTTGGTTGCTATGTCCCACATTTGAGTATGCTCCGAAAATTATTTCTTGTTTAATTTATTTTTTTTCACAGTTCGATACATTAAGTATATTGTTGCTAGTAGTAATATTTCTTTTAGTTTCATATTAAGTATGTCTCCTTTATAGATAAGCACAAACGGCCTGTATCTCAGTGCTCGCGTCGGATGCTCCATTAAAACCTATAATTGAGTGGTGTTCCTGGGATCTACTTTTATCAGTGTGTCATAATATTCACCTACAAATAAGCGCATTCTGCTTTAATCACCATTGGATATAAATCATTGTAATATCGTAACAATGTAATCGCGGTACTGGCAGAACATTGGATGTTAACATAATACGTGGTTTTCGCAGTAGTTACAACCTTAATAGTAGCAACCGAAAAAATATTATTGTCTAAATCTGTTAGCACCAGATGTTCTTGCAGTGACAAATTATCAGAACAGGAATTGGACGATGATGATAGACATACACGTGCCGAATGCCATGTTGGAGTGGCAGTTACCGAACTGGAACCATAGACCATATAGCTAACATTCCATACTCCGACAGGCACTGATATCCGCGCCGCAGCATCAATGTTATACCAAGTTGAATCAGAGATATAAGTAGTTTTAGATCGTCGTGTTGAATCAGTTACGGTTACCGTCCACTTAGTAGGATCGAGCGGGAATCCTGCCGGAGCTTTGGCCGACGAATAATAGGGATAAATGATAGCCCCATTTGCCAGAGTGTAATCAGTGCCACCATATACGGTTACGGTGGTATTGGGTGAAGAGTAAACCACCTTGGTGATGATAAAGTACTTCACGGTGGTCTGAGTAAGCTTGATCCTCATACCAGGAGAATATTTTGCAGACTTGTCACCAGATATCGTAAATGTGAACGTGGGTGAATCTGCGGAGGCGAAAGTCCAGTTTTCTCCTGCAGATAACCAACCGGTTGGTTCAGTGCAGCAAGCTTCAATTAATGTTTTTAGATTATCGCCAAGTGCACCTGTACATTCTAGGTCAGAATCCACTGTTACGCAGCCCTTACTCACGTCCGAAGTTCCCGAAAGAGTTAGTTCACCGTCTTCTAGATCACTACCAAATATTGATGGTAATTGGCAGTTACCAGAACATTTCAAATCGGAATCAACGTTAACACAACCTTTTGAAACATCAGAAGTTCCCGAAAGAGTTAGTTCGCCATCTTCTTGATCACTACCGCATATAGACGGTAATTGACTGTTACCAGTGCATTCTAAGTCAGCATCGACGTTTATAGTACCTTTACTTGCATCGGCAGTGCCTTTTAATGTGAGTTCTTCGTCAACACCTGTACCACCACAAAGGGTTTGTCCTCCGCTAGTACCGCCCAGTGACGCAAATGTGCTTGTACAACTACAAGATCCGTGGGTACACGCACCGTCTATTTGCATATCTCCGGTTACATGGGTTAGGGGTGTTGTGCAAGTAACTTCTGAAGAAGCTTTGAGTTCGACGTTTATGGTACCGTCTACAGTAACTTTATTAGACGTTCCATCGACAGTTATCGAGGAATCCCCATCTAAACTATTTATTTCTATAATGCCGTTTTTGTAACATCGAATAAATGACGTTGTTGGAAAGTTCATGAATTCGTAGGCCCAGTCAACTTGGGAGTCTTCGGGTCTTATTCCGGCAAACCTGACGCCAGTAGATTCGCTTGCTATTTGAACTTCTTCGTGGTTCGTGTGAAGATCAAAACTACCTACACCGTTATTGCCGTAACGATTACCTTGAACATTGAAATGGAATCTTTTATCGGCTTCGGTAAGGGCATTTCCTAAACGTATATGGCCAATATTTTCACTATATTCGGAAGAGGAACCACCTGATTCATTGGTGTTGTCAGATTCTATTCGGAAGTAAGAACCACATCTTGCATGTAGTTCTATGCGGCTATTATATGCTTCTTCGCTTTCGGTTTGAGTAGAATAAATTTTGTTCCATTGTTCGCCAGAACGAGGTACAGAATCGATATTAGAACACTCGGAACATGTTGGATCGGCGTCGCCCTTTTGACAGTCCCATACAGTCATTTCGTCGCGACCAATTCCAGTACTTCCAGTTACAGGACCGTGAAATCGTTTGAAACAAATGGGTTTTTTGCCTTGGGGATGATTAAAATAATCATAGTTCTTGTCTTTTTCTGGACGAAGCCACTGACACCATTTATTAACGTGGTCGTATTTTGCGTCTTCGGAGGTTGGTGCCCTCATTACAGGGGGTTGTTGAATGGTAGCAACTGGACCAAGGACCAACGGTTTTTCATTGTACATGAAAAGAACGGCAACCAGATCACCGACTCTAGGTATATAAGGTTCACCGAAACAGTTTCCAACGAATGTTTGAAGGATTAATGCATTAACGTGTTGGATGGCATTCGGGTCCTGACTTTCTTCATGTACTAGTTTTGTGCTTCGAATTTTTAGTGACACAGTATTATAGTATTCCGGATGGTCAGGACTGTGACATTTGACACCGTCTGTACCATCTTTGTCGACTTCCAGAATGGTGCAGTAGTCGACATAACTTTTTCTTGCTATTAAACGTTCCGCGGAATTAGTGAATGCGGCAAGTGGAGAGCCTACCATTTTGATGCCTCATACAAACTGCCAAAATATCGTAGTTTTTTTGCAAGACGCCGTAACACTAGTAAGTCAAATGGAACCAATTTCTTAGTTCCTGTTTGGTCAAATTTTACTGAATATAAGCGTTCTTCAGATTCGTTGTATTCTGCAGAAGAATCAAATATACGAAGTATTTCTTGTATGAACGTTTCTTTTGTTATGCCGGTGTCATCGTCATTTATTGTTATGACAGGTTTTTCGGAAATTTCTGGTTTTTCAACCCATGTTCTTTCATATGTAATGTCTAGCAATTCCATGGTACGGTCATCTATTTCAGACGAATCTACTAGTGGAGTATAGGTTTTATGAAGATCTGTAGATATTGCATAATTTTTGTCTTTGTCGATACGGTATATTGATATTCCGTCTAAGATGCTTCCTTTTGCAACGTATCTATATTCTGACATGTTTTAATTTACCTTATAAATGTTTTTATGATGCTCGGAATTCAGAACCCCATTGTTCAACGGCCTTATCGAGAAGATCATTTTCAATTTCGTAGAACATTGTTTTAACAGCGTCTGGCGCTTCATCTAAAGGATGTTTTGTTTGGGGTGTGGATGCATCTGCGAAAAATACATCGCCGTTTTTGTCAACCATAAAAGTTACGTATTTTGTGGTGGAAAGAAGGCCAAGTGGACCGTATATCACAGAATCAATAAGATATTCTTGCCATTGTTTTGGAACTTCTTTATTAACGGTTACGAAGTCTATTTCGTCAGCGGAAGTCCCTTCAGGATCCGCACCTCTTTCTAGTAGCCTACATTCAAGTTCTGTTATAACACCATTCGCGGAGTATTCTACTCGCTTTTTGTTAACGCCAGCCATAACACGTATGGTTCCGTTACCTGTTTTCACATCAGGTACATTAAATACAACACGTGATCGCACCCTTGGAATCATGCTACAAACAGTAACTTTTATTCCACGATCTATAAAAGTTTCATACCAATCTATTAATGCCTCAGCACGTTCTTGGGCATCTTCTTTGGTGTAAATAGCAGGATCGTATACGATGGGTGCAACTATCCGACCGTATTTTTCGATATTATATTCGTCGTCGTCCCAGCCGTATATTTTTTCTTTTTCCGTGTCGGGTATGTTGGATTGGACGTATTCATTAGTGATGTTTTCTGGAATAACTGTGACTTCGTTAGCGTATCCGACCAGTGATGTCGCATCACCGGGTGCTAATACAAAAGGTTCCAATTCCACAATTTCATAATATGTTTCGTTGTCGGCGAGTACGATAGCGGGTTGTAATTGTTCATCGGTCATGAAATAGTAGTCTTTAGAAGAACCAGATGTTAACGCACGAAGTGCCTCATTAAAGGATAGTTTTGATGGTGTAAATTGTGATTTTTTTATTTTGTCTTTGTCAACAATTCTATCAACAATATATATATTTGCACCATCGACCTGGCTGTTTATGTCTTCTTCCCAGTCAGTGGCCTTTTGGCTAAGGAACGTATCTGCAGACCATGATCTATCTTTAGAAGAACCGGCACCGAACCCTGATTCACAAATGCAATCTATAGTAGCGGTTTCGTTGGTATACGATGAATCGTTTACTACGCCTGCGAACAAAATGTAAGATTTTTCTGATTTGGTTAATGTTGAACCGTCAACCACATTTCGAGTTATGGTTACAATGGATTGAATTCTTGTTTTGCCAGGAATGAGTTCGCTGTTTACGATTGCATGACCATAAACTAAGTCATGGTTGTTTAATACAACTTGACAAGTTGATGGTTCAACTGCTTCCACTTCGCTTGATACGTGTTGTGTATTAATAGAAATAACGTCATTTGATACATCGTAACCTCCAATAAACGTTATGTTACTTATGGGCATTTTGTATCAACTCAGTCATTCACTTCAACAAGTTTTATTGTACATATCCAGCGAGAGTCTACGAAACCGGCATCGGCATTAGCGGAAAATGATTGTATGTACATCCACATGGATTGAAAATACGTTCTAATGTATACTGGCTCGTTTTGGTCAACAATGAATATTATTTCGTTCATTTTGTCTTTGTCGAGAATGGTAAAGTCAATATCAAGGTTCCATAAAGTTTTTCTGGAAGTTTGCATAGATTTCCAAGCAGGACTAGGAATTTTATGGATTGCGACATCGTATGTTTTAGACCACGAAATTCTTGTAGGATTTGGTTGGCCAAGTCCACTATCTTCGTTGTATTCGTCGGGATAAGGACCAGACGGTATATTCATTTCGAAACTGCCAATTTTTACCGGGAATGCTGATGTTGAACGATTTGATGTGTCTACCATAATTTTCCTACCTAAATTTTAATAACCGTTGAGTTGTCGTAAGCGTTTTGCAATGATGTCAGAAACCATATGTTCGAAAGATATGCGATCCATAACAATCATGTTATTGGATGCGGAAGATGTCGGGGAAGTATAATTTATTCTAACGTTTATGTCGCCATAGGTGTTTGAAGAAGATCCGCCATACGCAATACTTTCCAGGATGTTTTGCAGTCTAGAAGAATTAGCAACGTCTGCTGGGATAATGGGTTCTCCAGAATGTACTAAAGCAAATCCTGTTTTTTGTACAAAACCTCCATCAGCAAAACCAATCATGTTTAAAGCGCGGTCAGTCCAACTTTGTTCTTTACTGGTTTCAGGTGCAATACTTGCAAGATCTATTTGTGGACTGGTGTTTTTGGACCCTTCAGATAAAATAAGTCCTTCACTAATACCCATTTGTTTAGAAGTTTCATAATCTATATTGCCTTCGTGTCGTTTCACTTCTATTTCATGGGGTGACCACTTACTATTACCGGTATTATTATTAGTATCATTGTTTTTATATAATAAAGGATTTCTTATTACATCTGCTATTTTATCCACAAGTCTATCATATTTTTCAGGATCAGCTAAGTTAGGATGTTCTTGTGGTGTTCCGGTTGTTGCTTCAGTATAAGCAGCATTAAAGGTTTCATCGCTAAAATTGAATTTGTTAGAACCATCATCAAACTTCATTTCTTTAACGGTATTAATTACTTCTTGTTTGCTTAGTGGTTCAGATGTTCCTCCACCCATCCAAGACGGTAGCATACTTTTTATACTAGTGATAATGTCATTGAATTTAGTGGTTATTGTTGTGGTGATTCCTTCAAACTTTGTGGTAATGGTTGTAATGATGTCAGTTATTTTTGTGGTGATGGTTGTTATTATTTCATTGAACTTTGTTGAAACACCAGAAGTAATTTCGCCAAACTTTGTAGAAGCATTTGTTAATAGTTCGTTGTATTTTGTGGTGATAGTAGATGTGATTTCACTAAACCAGTTAGAAACACTTGTTGTAATTTCGTTGTATTTTGTAGAAATATCAGAAGTGATTTCACCGAATTTGGTACTTAGTTCAGTATTTACATCACCAAAGAATTTTGTTATTTCCAAAAATTTAGTTGTTACTTTTTCAATTTGTTTAGAAACCCATTCGGAAACTGACTTATATATGTTTGCTGGCAATCGTATAATAGCGTTGTAAATATTTGTAAGTGGATTTCCGCCAGAAAAGAAATTCTTAAACCATGACAGTACATTTACAATAAATTCTAAGTGATTCTGCATTAAGGAAAGCGGTGTCACTATCTTAGTCATTGTAAGAAGATTAGTGCTTGGTTCACTAGTAACAGAACCCAATAATTGACTTGTTACGTTTTGTTTTATTGTGTTGTTACTTTCAGATGATTTATTGTTGCTTAATCCTAATAGTCCGGCGACGTTACCGGACTTGACGTTAGTGTAAGCCGAATTTAGGTTTTCTATTTTACTAAATAGATCTGATTCTATTACGCTACCAAGTCTATCTACAGCATATCCAGCCCAATAGCCTACATCCTCGAGCCATTGAATAAGGTCCTTGCTCATTTCGGTTTTGGATAGCTTGTCGAGGGCATTACTGAATGTGTGGGTCCTTGTTTCCACAAGATATAGTAGGCCTGCTATTGCAATCAAAGGAATAGCTAGAAGCAACAATGGACTCAATGCTGCCCATTCCGCAGCAGCCAATCCAGTTGTTGCGGTTGCGGCGGCGGTTGTAGCGACAGCATCTACTTCTAAAGCCACAATTTCCATGCCTATGGCTCCTGTTAATGCGGCACTGGAGGCGGCAGCAGCGGCAGTTGCTGTAGTACGAGCTGCTTTGGAAGTAACACCCAACCAATCAGTAATGATAAGGGCCTTTGATGCTAGTATGTTAATGGTTTTTGCAACAGTATCTGCGTTCGTTAGTAATACCATTTGTTTTAGTAATGTTATGCCAGGTACCAAAACACTATTCAATAATCCCAATACGGATACTGCTGTTAAAAGTATTGCAGACCATCCAATTAAAGCAGATCCGCCTGGAATTTTCCTGATTGTGTCAACGAGTCCAGCGAAAAGTGATGTTAGTTTTGCTAGTGGCGTTGCTAAACTATCGCCAATATCCATTTTTAGACGATCGAGCGCGACGGTTGCTTGTTCCCAAGGGCGTTTTTCAAGTTCTTCTGACATATCGACTTGACTGCCCTTTTCCACGAAAAACTTAACTCGAGATTTAGCACTTTTCATGGCTTTATCTTCGTATGCAATACCCATAGCAGTTGCAAATTTTGTACCAAATAATGAACCCATTTCACCTTCAGATCTTACGGCACGTTGTATCATTTGTTCAGGACTAGTGATATCCTGACCCTTCATAAGTTCTTGGTGAGCAAAATAGAAATCACCGATTGCGTCTGCTGCATCTAATGCTTTTGGGCCTTTCCCAATGTATTTTTGGGCAGCCATTATAGTGGAATAAAATTCTTTTTCTGTATCCTGACGAGTGCCTTCGCCAGCTTGTACTTGTTCTTCGACTTTCTTTTTCAGGTCGTCGTAAGTGAATCCAAGTTTTTTATTGTTTGTTATTGCTTCTTCTATTTGTTCATTGTATAGTTTTGCTTCGGCACTTTGTAACCATGCTAGACCGGAAATTGAACCACCAATAGCAATGCCAGCTAACGAAGTTATGAGATTTCCAATACCGGCATTTACATCCATTATAGAATCTTTAATTGCACCAAAACTTCCAACAACATTTCTTTCTGCGGTTTTTGTTTTGTCAGATATGTTTGTTATGGACGATGCTGCATTAGTGGCAGCTCCTGCTAATTGATTTACCGAACCCGTGTCAATAGATATTTTTCTACCAGAAAGTTTATCGACTTGGGATGATATGTTGGTTAACTGTGATTCAACATTTCCGGATAGTGTTATCAGTATCTGTACGGATCTGGCAAAGTTATCTAGCATGGTTAATTTTTACCTACTTGTTTTTGTTCACAATGTTCAACCAACGTTGTTTTTGGTTTTCGGAACACTTGTCGTATTTGGTTTTATCGCGTTTGCCTTTCATTGCGTTAACGAATTCGCGATGAGTCATTTTTCGGTTTTGCGATTTTCCGGCTTTGGCTAGATCTATTATTTCTTGCATTTTACAAATTGCGTCTATCTGAATTCTGGTCATTTTGTGAATTGGGGTGTTTGTTAATTTGTAACCGGAATGATGTAAAAAAGTTAGACGTTGGCCTTCAGGAGTCTGAAAAAATCGGTTAACTCCTCGTTACCAACGGTGGAAATAGAAATGATTGCCTGGCCTATTTCAATGAGGGCGTTACCTATCATGAGTTCGAAAACTTCCTTATGATTTTCAATAGGATCTTCTGGGTTAGCAATTTCATGAAGGGCTTTATCCACAATTCCATAACGGCAAGCTTCCACTTGCAAAATAAAGTTATCAGATACTTTAGGATCTGAGGTATCATAACCGGAGTCTTCGACTGTCTTAAATATTTTAGCAATCTCGACATCCGTTAAGGGTCGCACTTCTATTTCTTCATCATATACGGTGACTTTTACTTTTTTACGGAATTTAGTGCCTTCTAAAATTAAATCTTTTGTTATCATGTAGTATCATCTTATCCTAACTGAATTTTTGGTAGTGTAATTTGTTTTATGCTGGATCTCTGCTAAAGGCAGAAAAGCTATATCTTGTTGATACCGTGGAACCAACTTCTCCGATGTTCATGGAGTCGCTTTTAAGTAAACATCGGTGATATGTTACTATTGTGCCAGCAGCTACTTGTGTTGGTTCTCGTAGGGATCGATCGTATTCGGATCCAGTATCATTTACCATTATTTCAAATTCTTTTGAAAGTCCTTGTACGCCTTTCCAGGTAAGGTTTTCTTTAATTAGGTCCATCCAAGTTTCTGGATTTTCGGCTTCGGAAACCCACCAAGACCCGATTTCGAAGTCGCCTTCATAATCGATTTTTCCTTGTACGTGGGCGTATTTTGGGTGATAGCCAGTGCCATATTCTTTGCTTATGTCTGTTGATTTCTGGGCAGTAAGTGACTTTAGCGGAATGTCGTGCTTTTCGCCGCCGCTTGCAGTAAAACTTACCACAATATCACCAGGACTTTCTGCAACTATTGTGTATGCCATAAATTTAATCTCCTAAAAATGTTTGTGAGGGGATTTACTCCACCTCAGTTATTACTCCTGTTCCTTGGTTACTTAAAATACCAACGGCTATTGTTTCGTCAATTCTTTCAATGTGACCAATGTTCTCCATGCATAAACGAATATTTACTTTGCCAGTATCTGTTTCGTCTGGGGTTACTTCAATAGAATATGCTCGAATGTTTTCATCGCGCATTAGATCATTGAGAACGGCTTTGATGGATTGTTTCATTGCTGCCATTACAGTTCCGGTTCTTTTCTCGTGGAAGTATTGTCGTGCAATTTGATCAGAAGCAACAATAACGTAATTGATGGTTCTATTATCAACGGTCCTCAAGAATTGCCATGTTTGGTCAGTTGTGATACCAACATATGGCCGGATACCGCGACTCTTAATAATAACATCTGCGCGGGCATCAGTGTCTTGGGTCATAACGTCAACATCAGTTTGGTCATAGGTGTTTAATAGACCATTTAGACCGTTCATTGCGTTTCGTGGAAGTGCAGCAGATTCTCCAAGGGCGACTGCGGCTTCCTTACCAGCTCGGGCAACTGCAATATTCCTTGAAGTCGTTGAATTGTCCCAGCTATTGGCTACAATCGTTAGAAGACGATTGGAATAACCAACAGCAATATCAAGGACTTCTTCTGCAGTTAGGTTCGGAGCTACTCCAATGAAGCACTGGCACGGATGGAACTTGTTTGCCATTTCCATTGACCATGCATCCAATACTGGAATTAAGTCATGAGTACCTTCTTCGACTTCATATTCGGTTAGAGCACATGTTTGCGGTGCACCAACTAATTCAGCTGCAGCCGCGCCACCGATACTTAATGCTTCTTCCCAGTTGGAAGTAGAAATTGAGGTTCCGTCTAATCCGCCTGATAGTGCAAACGGGGTTACACTAGTTGCGGGAAGATGAGTTTCTCCAGCGATTGCTGTTGCAGACACAAAACCAGTACCAATAAGTCTAGCGACTAACTTATTGAGTGAAGATATGTTGTCATAGGTGTATGTGGTTTCATTGTCGGTTACAACTAATTTCACGGTTTTATATTTCAGACTATACGTTATTAAGGAAGTTGCAGCAACAAGAGTACCAAACGTTATGCTGCCATCAGTTGTATTTACATAAACTTGATCGGCTGTTGGTGGTGCAGTATAAACCAACTTTCCGTTTGCTTCTGTGTACGGAACACCATCCACTCTTACCCAATTTGCAGAATCATTTGCTATTATGTTAGTGTATTGTGTGTAGTAAGGACCAACTGTCCCGGCTCCTGGAATTGCATAAGGTGTGGTTTCGGTGGCCTTAAAGCTGCCTTCTAGTACCTTAACAGATACTGCATTTCCCCATAGACCGGGAGACTTTGCTTCAATTTTTACGACGTCGTTAGGAGTATCTAGTCCATCGTCTAGTGTTACAGAAGCAGTTGCGTGCCCGGTTCCTAGAACTCTTACAGCGTAAACAACTGGCGCGCCTTGCGCAAACGCTAATTCGATTGCGTCTTTGAGTCCGCCACTATAGAAGTAAGTTTTTGCAGCGGAAGAACTTGTCATTGCAACTGCTTCGTCTACTGGACCGCGAACAGATCGTCCGACCAGAAGTACAACACCCTTACCTACGATTACAGGTACAGGGCCAACTGTCTCGAGCTTGATAATAAGTCGAACAAATTGACTTGGATTACCATATTCAACCATTTATAATCACCAAAATATTATTTTACTTTAATTAAAAGATTCTTAGGATAACCGTCTTTCAACCATTTTTGGTATTCTTGTAGGGTTATCTTGTTCGATCGCCATGCATCGTAAATTGTCATTTTAGAAGGAACTTCATGAACAATTGGTGGTTCATAAATGTCCTTAATTTCTGGTTCATCGACCTTGTTGTATTTTTTTTTCAATGTGAATACCTTCAGATATTTATATAAACGTTATTCAAGTACTAATCAAAATAATAATGAAAATATGCAATTTTACGATAACCAAAAACTATAAATACAATAAGGATTATAGTATAGTGCATGGATACAATAAAAACAATAGGAACCTTGTTAGAAACAGGCGTTGGAATAATGCTGGCTTTGCCAGGAATACTGATTGGGCTGCTCGGAATAATGCTGGTATTTTCTTCCGTACTAGACTTCGATCTAGTCGGATTGATAGTGGGATTGATTTTTATTGGTCTAGGACTTGGGTGGATCAACTGGACCCTAGGGAATATAAGAGGATTCCGGCGTATTGGAGCATATCCATGAATAAAAATGTTCTTATTATATTAGTGATTTCGTTTGTACTATTAATAACGCCGTTTGCTATGTCTAGTGACATCAATATATATACCAAGAAAATTGATCCACCAGGTACTTCCACGAAAAGCACAATCGAAGTATATGTAATGCCAATTGGATTAATCAAACCAACAGGTACGTTGGTGTGTACTATTTATACGGTGTCGGAACAAACACTAAAAAGAGAGAAAAGAATCAAAGTAAATAAAGCCATAAACGTTACGACCATAGACATAAAAGATAGTAAACAATTTTATAAGCCCATCTGTAAAATAACACGTGACGAAAACACCAATTTGTTTACAGTGTTTAATTTTCCAACTGACATTGTAAGAAAACGCGGCACTATAATAAATCCTAATGGTCCGATGTATACAACATATAAACATTTATTGGTTAGCGTAAACATGACCAACGATGCAGGACTGAACATAAGTGACCAACAATTATTGTATTCAGTTGATGGTTATATTGTATACTGACATTAATCATTTATTAGTATCATACCCATATTATAACTTTTTTCTTTACTGATTTTGTTTAGTAAAACATCCATGGAAAATTCTGACTTCCAGCCAAGTATTGATATGCCCATTCCATAACATGGTGGATGATAATCTGTGATAACAAAATGTGTTCCATCTTCACACGGGAATGACCAGTCGTATGCAATTGCGTGAATGTTTGGTGTTGGATCCAGAGTCGAAAATTCATATTCGATGGTAAAATCTAGGTTGGCCGGATAGATCCAGTGTTCTGTAGTATGTGACATAATCGGTGGCAAGTATGTTACTCTCATGCTACCAGGTAATACCTTCATAAGGTCAGTTGGCCAATATAAACCCAACCGCCATATCGAAATTTCTTGTTGCAAGTCGTATAGAATTTGGTCTAACGTTTCTGGGGTTTCTTGGTCAGTTGTTGATGTTTCGCTTTCACAAAGGATAGTTAAACTAATAGTGGCTCTTTGATATTCTCCAAGCCACTGTCGAACGTCGCCTTGTGGACCTAACCTGTCTTTTCTTGTAGGGCCCGCTGTATTTGAATGGCTACGAATGCCTTGAGAAAGTATAGCGATTCTCATGCTCGGAAATTCGTAGTCGTCGTTTCCTAGGCGGTCGCGACGTAACTTTTTTAGCGTATATTCTGATAGTTCTGTTGGAATAGAATCTATTAGTTTAGCGCGTTGACCTATTGAAAGCATTTAGGTCACTTCCTGGTTTCGACTATCAAACGGTACATATGGAACACTTGGATATCTGATATCAGGTGCCTGTAACGTATATCTATTAATAGATGTCATTATTTCATCTACGTGATCACTAACTAACCGTATGACAAATTCACAAGATTTTTGTTCGGTGTCTTTTTGATACATTATTACATTGAAAAATGATTCATTGACTTGCTGTATAAGTATATCATTGTCTATGTCTTTGATTATGCGACTTGCTAGTTTAGAACCAATGCTGCACGTTTTATCAAAATATTTTTTAATATAACCACTTGCTATTATACTTTTCATACTTGGTTTTTTAAGTAATATGTCTGGATTTAATTTTATTGTATATAATTTTTCGTATAGTAGATCAACAACATATTCTTTGTCTTTGTATAATTTCGTGGAAAAAATCATATTATAGTTTTTGTTTTTACTAGGAAATACTGTATATATATCCATGTCCCAAGAAAGGCCACGAATTGTTTTATTGAGTTCAGCAATCCATTTTCCATCGTTATGACAAGCGGAACCCATCCATGTTGCTGTCGTCCAGTATTCTTCATCAAAGACATATTGACCTAACCCTGATATTATTTCTTGGGATGGATCGCCCTCATATACAGAAACATTATTGTAATTCAAGGTGGTCCATGTCCATCCGGCGTCATTTGAGTACATTACAACAGGATCATATACAATATCATAAGATGCTGGAACATTAATAAGTTTATAACTATGTACCATTGCAAGTTTGTTGTATTCGCTTGATCCAGGTTGCAATACATCATATGAACATAAGACGCCGTGTTTTTCATCTGCATACGGCAATTCAAATTTTATTTTCCATGCATAACCAGTACTTTTGTTTTCATAAAAATAATTTTTACCTGAATATGCATACATTACTTTGTTTGTATCAAGATCTAGTACTCTTGCTGTTAGAGTATGATCATCTGATGTAATTCCAGATGTATCCGTCATTTCGAGTTGCAATATTCTAGTATTGTAGAATGGACTAAATAGTTTTGCACCACCCCATGCCCAATCTTCTACAGGATATCCATATTTATCCCCGTGTTCAAATGCCCAATATTTGGTCCAACCTTGTAAATGTGTAAACCATGTTTTCCCTAAATCATCAGAAATATTTAGATAAGGTCCAAATCCAGCATATATTGTTTTTCCAGCACCTGCTAATGCAGAACATGAATATCCAGGCCAGCTACCATAAAATATGTCTTCTGGATATTCTTCAGCATGCCATGCAAGAGAGACCCAGCGATTTTTTGATAATATTTTAGACCAAGTTCTACCAATATCATATGATCGCCAGATATTAGTACCGTCGTGACCGAATAGAACATCATCATCTATGTTAATAACAGTTTTACAACCAGGCGCAAAATTTGATATTTTTGTCCAAGTAAGACCAGAATCTAAAGTACTTTCTAACCAACCAGTTGAAGTGCTTGCAATAACATGACCATAATCTATACGAGTTATGCTATATATTGTGTCTGCAGTGTTATAAACTTCTTTCCATGTCTTTCCAGAATCGTGAGTGCGATATATCGAATCTGTTCCATTACCTAATTTTACTATACATACATGATATTGTCCATAGACGTGAGTTGTGTCTTCTATAGATTCAACATTGCCAGGAAATGGCAATGATTTCCACCATGTCTGAAAATTAGTTGTATCAAAAGATCCTAATATAAAGTTTTTGCCTTCGATTACAGATAATGCAACTGGCCGCATATTTTAGGCCCCCACTAAAGTAATTGCCATAGTATGCCTTTTAGGGTATGTTCGTTCATTACAAACATCCATAGAAAATGATATTACATATAATTTTAGTATTGCGTCTAAGTCATAATTAGAAATTAATTGGTAGGTTAAGGTATTTGACATCGTGTATATGCGTCGTGGATTTGCACTACTTAACATTGACAAGTTATATTGTTTGTGTAGGTTGAACTTTTGTAAATATTGATCAATTATAATTTGTTTTATAATGTTATTTTTTTTACTTACATTATTCATTAATAATGATTTATTTTGTGTTCCAAAAAGTCCAACTAAAATTGAATATGTTTTTAATTTTTCTATAGAAAATAATGATCCTATTAGAAATTGTGTTATATTATAATTCATTGTAGTGACGTCAATGGCATAATAAAATTCTGGTTGAATAGAACTTATTATATTTGTATTATATGTTAAGTCAGAATTTTTATACAATAAAGCATATTGCATAGTATGTGATAAGGTTAATGGTCCATTTATGTATGCTTCCATAAAATAGTCAATAAATGGCAAATACATGTTGTAGGAAATACCAGCAGCGATCATTTGAGGTATCAAGTAATTAAGGGTATCTTGTTTTTCTTTTGCTATTCGCATCGCATCTATAGTTGAAAATGTTATTTGAACAGTAGATGGATATCTTGTTGTTACTGTGGTTACTCCCATTTCTCCAATTATGCTATCGATAATGGTTTCACAATTAGATTTAGTGCCAGAAGATGTTAGAATAGTGGTTCGGGTTTTTAATCTGTCTCGGTACTGGGTATCGGTTTCTTGGTAAATGCGTGGGAGGTCAAAAATTTTGCCCCATGCTTCATCAAGGTATGTGTCAGTAGCATATTCTATTTTAAGGGCGTTTGACATGGTTTCCATTTTTCGCCATACACTATCAAAAGTTTCTGCCCATGACCAAACCAATGTACTTATAACGCTAGTCGATGGTATTGTTAATTCGTATGCAGGAACCAATGTTGTAGACATTAGTATGCTGCGTAGTGTGTCTTTAATTCCTGTTGATAGCATATATGTTGCGACATTTGTTGATGATGTTGCCGCATATCCCATATTATAATTAATTAAACCATGAAGAGATACTATATAAATTCCGTAATTTCTACTATGATAATAACGAGTTTTTTCTTCACTTAATGGTTCGGATTGGATAAATACTGACCATTGGTCCATAGTATACGTTTTTGTTTGTACGATGTAAGACTCACCGATACCAGGTCGGCTGCCAATGGGATTTTCACCAATTAACATTGTTCACTCCTAAAAAATTTTTATAAAGATTCTACACAAACTTCATTTTGGCGTATGATTACCTTAAATCGATTTTCCACAAGAATAACATAGTCTGTGTTTTCTATGACATCTTGTATTCGGTGTAATAGTACTGTTCGATTCAGGCCATACGGTATTTCACAATATGGACAATTTGTTTCGCCACGATTATTTTTTTTAACCAACGTATTGTCAATACTGTTTTTGCCACATCGCATACAAGACCAGGTATCCTTTTCGCCACATCTTGGACATTCAGCCCACTTTGATGCATCGGTGTGTTGCCATGCAAATCCACATGTACTGCATTCAAAGTGGTTTGTTATGGTGATTTCATTGTCCCAATAAGCAAGTACTTTGTCACAAGGTTTTAACAAAAAAGTATATGGGGTTAGGGGTACTGAAGCAGCGGGAATCTTTTTCTGAATCATGTTCTCAGCAAGTTTTGGACTAATAGGAACTATCAATAATTTTGTTGGTACTATGTTTTCACTATCAGACCAAAACTGTTGCGTACCGTCTTCACAAAATTGTGGAATAAAATGTTCAACGCCACTTTCATCATTGTATATTTTAACCCACATATATTCAATTATGGCACTCATTATAAGATACCTCGCTCTTATAGTGGACGTTGCATGATAAGTTCTTTCACAATTTCATCTTTGGTTTCTTTTATGGTGGCAGTTAGGTCTTTTATGGCCTTACTAACCGCATAATCATAGATGTACTGGTTTGGTGGACGTAGTGCCTCTATCTTTTCGATTGGAATATTCCAGGGTTCAGAAGTGTTTGTGAAATAATATCGGTACGTTATTATTTGACCAAATTCTGGTATTAAAAGTTCGCGACTATTAATGGAAACATCATTAAAGATTTGAAGGACTTTTGGGCTTTCTATATTCTCTTTTGACGAATTTAGTCTAACATAAATATCGAAAGTCTTTCCGCTATCGTATAGTTCGTTTATGATGTCTCGCTTAATGGCGATGTTGTAATAAACGGTTTTGAGTTCAAATACACCACATAAGTCTTTACCGACGTTATCTACGAAAAATAAGTTGGTTGGTATTGTAAATCCTTCTGATTTGTCGGGTAGATATACGATGTTTTGTGTCTGTTCGTTTGGGGTTTTTGGTACTATTTGTATTGCAATGTCCGATGGTTGCAAAGATACTATATTTCTCATATTTGTCTTTATTCTCCTTACTATTGTATATCTTTTAGTTTTATTTTCTTATATTCTTCTTTTGTGTAATATGATCGTCCGTCATAGATTTCGTCTATGATTCTATGCATCATAGCTTCCCAACGTTCTCTGTCAAAGTTTGTTTTGCTATGACATCTGTGACACATTGCTGCAAAGTGTACTGGTTCTCCGTCACAACATGCTGATTTATCATATTCGACGTGATGTACTGACAACGCCTTACCATTTTCTTCGGTTGTCTTTCCACAAGTTATACATTCATAATCAAAGAAAGCACGAACTCTTTCTTTAAGATCTTGATTGAATTTTGGACAATATGGTTCGAAGCTTATTCCGCCTTTCCAATTATAATTTTTTTCGCCGATTCTGCATTCACTATGTAGTAATAAAGCTTCTGGGTGTTCTTGATAAAACTTTTTCATTGATTCAGATTGTTTTTGACGTTGTTCTGGTGTGACAGTTTTACCGTATCGTGGGTTATTAGGACCTGACGTTGCTTCGGAAATTTTTTTGCGTGTTTCTTCAGAAGACCTATGGCCGGTGTTTGAAATAGATATTTTCTTTTTGGATTCTTCTGAAAAATGTTTGCCATATAAAGGATGTCGTTCCCCGCCTATTTCTTCGGATTGTGTTCGGATAGGAATTTCGAACTTATGCAAGTAGCGGGAAACTGTTTCTTGTTGACATCCTATTTCTTTAGCAATTTTTGATGCTGACTTTTTTTGAATGATGTATTGATCATAAAGCCAATCTTTGTTTTCTATTATTTGAGAAATTGGTTTTAATTTGCTAGAAGAACAACCACGGATTGGTATTTGATGACGTTTTAACCAATGTTGTATTGTTGATGCACCGCAACCAATTTCTTCGGCTATTTTTCCAGATGATTTTCCTTGGGTTATATATTGATCAAATAACCAATCTTTATTTTGACAAGATTTATTACGCTTTGACATACTTATTAGTGCGTATAACTAGTATATAAATCTTTTTGTAGTGCAAATTGATTATTTGTCATATTTTCTATTGTTAATTTTTGTTGTATAAACTTTACTTTTAGTTGTTTTAATTTTTTATATTTAACTTAAAAAGTAAAGTTTTATTTATGAATCTAATTTTATAAAAATATTAAATTAAATTTCATCGTATCTAAATGTGAGGCTTTCGCTGGCCTTATCTCCTTGCGTTGCGTTAGTATCAATCACAACTTGCGTGACGACACATTTGCAACTTGCGGCGGTTGTATAAGGTCCGCTATCCACAAGAAGAGTAGACGCTGACACATATGTGTCTGCATTCACAGGAACTGCATGATTAGAAGAACCTGACTTATAATAATCATGACCATTTGTTGCATCGTCTATTGGATAGCCGGAAGTTCCTTGTACGCCAGCTGCCTGATCATAACTAGCAATTGGACATCCGTTGTCGCCGGTTGATTTTACTGCGACAAATAATCCGCCCTTGGTTCCTAGGGCCCAATTTGTTTTTACATTTCCAGAAGTATACCATCTAATGTTAGAAATCTGGGTAAAGTCCCCGGAAAATGCAACATTGTGGGTCTTCCAATAGCTATAATTTAAACCTGTACTTGGTACAACACAAGGATTACTGAGGCCAGGATTATATGAATCCATTGCAGCATATCTGCCTTGCGTGATTACTGTAGCGACACCAGGTGAGGCGCCGTTGTATTCCTGAACTGATACTGTAGCGACCATAAAAATTTTCTCCAAATATTTACATTTATTGTTTTATTTTTTATTTCAATCAACTTAAAGTTAGATCTTAGATATATTTTTGTTCTTTCCTTATAATAATATTAAAACCGTTGTTTTTATTTTCCACTTAGTTTTGCCTTTACATTTGTCATAATTTGTTTTTCTATGTCAGAAATCAAATTTTCATATTCTTCATCAAAAGTAGATCGTATAAAAGATCGTGGTGGTATAAACCATTCTCTTCCCGGTGTATTTTCTGTTCCTTTTTTCGGTCTATCATCCCAAGCAACACCGTGTTCATTTGGTGCTGCATATTCCGCGATTTCTGGATCTAATACGCCAACTGTGATTTTGATATCTTCATCACTGGTTTCAACGGTATGAGTAATACTAGACAATAATATACTATCGTCAATTAAAGTATGAGAAGATCCTTTACGTTTGATTGTGCTTTCGGCGTTAGGCGGTGGCACATCACTAAGAATTTTTTCTCGAATTTTATTTTCAAGAAACATACCAATGTTTTCAGCAATATCTTCATTCATGTTTATAAACCTATTATTTGTGGTGTGTTATTATAAAATGTTATTTTTCTGATAGTATTTAATAATCGGGCAGGTACAATATATCGGCTTAGTGGTACATGACTAGCTGCGGCTAGACTGCCTGCAATCGGATGATAGTGATAATCCCAGCAGCGATCATAATGCAGGTCGCTGAACGCATTGGGGCCATTGTAAGTCGAGCTGTTCCCGGACAGTGATTGCTCGTGGGTATCCGATCCTGATAATGTGGGATCGGAGTTGCCTGCTTTCAGGTTCCCGCCAGCCCAGCCAGTCAAGATCTCCCAGTTGGCGCTCACCGAGCCATCGACGAACACAACGCTACCGGCTACCGCTCTGGAAGTGTTCTGAAGAGCGTGGTACAGCCTGGTGACCAGGTTCCGAGGCTCTACGTACTTGGCCTCGGAGGCGAAGCTGAAGGTATGGCTGTGATGGAGGGCCCTATCTCCCACCAGCTGAGCGAAGCTGCCGTCTGAGAAGACCACTCCCTGAACTTCACTGAGGCTCCCGGATACAGTATGATTTTGTGGGGTAGTTGTACCTACTGTGGTTTCCGGGGTAGTATGAACAATATATTTTCCATCTGCAGAACTATATCTTTCCAGGCTGGCGTCCGTCAGGACCCCATTGGACATGATGATAGTGCCCTCGGGGAATGACCGGACGCTGCTCTCCCAGGTGGCCAGGTCCATATAGATGATATCAAGACCCCACCCCGGCGGATTGTTGTTATTGGAGTTCTCGATACTGTACCCCGCGACCGGATGGTTATGCATCCCCATGATTGAATCGTTGTTGGTTGGGGTCAGACGAGTAACCATTTCGCCGCCGTGGACTGAGTTGCCCACATTGATACTTGCTGATGGGTGGGTATGAGTGGTAGCTCCTGTTCGGGTCCAGTGATTTCCCGGAGTTCCATTGAACCGCAGATATTGGTTAGTCCTCGTGAGCCTAGTCCAGGGAGAGGGCGGATCGGCGACCTTCCTCCAGAAGACGTAAAGGTTCGTCATCAGGTAGCCTCAAGTAACAGCCTGCAGACAATCTGCTTGGCTGCGGTGATACTGGCAACTTCAAATCGAAGGACCTTATGAATCGCGACACCGATATCGCATGGTTCACTGATCTTTGATGTTCCATTCGTATAATAAAGATTCCAGATAACACTCCCCTTTGCTGCACCAAGATTGTGCATATACAGATTTAATGAAGCTGAACTATTAACTAAGCCAACTTCCCATATGTCCATATAAATTATTTTGCAATTAACGGGCACGGCAAACTCTTGAACTTGGCCGGCCTCAATAACATCCGATCCGTTCCCAAAAGGAAAGTCGATCTCAAATATTCTGCCGGTTAATTGTGATCCGTCAACTGCCGGAAGTTTGGCACTTCCATCTAACTGAACTAAATTATTTGCAGACGTTCCGACCGTTAAACCAGTTGTAAGTGTTTTCTGGGTACTACTCCATTGTGGAACCATACCGGACGTTGTGGTTCCAGTAGGTGCTTCTGCTACAAATCCGCCATAACTTGCGATATCTAAAATGGAAGCATTTAGAATTTCAGTTGCTCCAGCCGCAACATAAACCAACGAAAGTATTACACCGTTTGGTATAGTGGTACCTGGACTAGGTGACGCCATTTTTTTGAAATTGGTTTCAGTGCTCGGAGAAATAGCAGTAGGTGTTCCAGCGTAAATTCCAATAGTTCCGTTTGGATCTACATAAACAACATCCATTCTGGGAAGTGAAACATCAGGAGTAGCTATTGTTAATGTTCCACCGGAAACTGTTTTTCTTGCCGTGGCAAACCCGGAAGAAATATATCCAGAATCTACTACAACACTAAGTCCTGGTGTTCCTGCCTGATGAACATCACAACCAGACAACACATGAAATCCAAAATCGCGACGTGCCATTGATGCAACATGAGCATGCGTGAATTGCTCACCTTTCTGTGTGGTAATATTTCCTACATTGCTCATACAGACACTCCTTCAAAGTTTATACAATAAAACGTTAACCAATAATTTATTAATAAATTAAACCAATACCATCTATTATGATTTGTTTTTTGATGGCAAGAAGTACATAATGGTACAAAAGGCCAGGAGTATCCGTTACAAATGTCGTTTTTATCATAATCTACGTGATGAATACTCAATTTTCTAATATTTCCTAATTTAGTAATGTTTTCTTCTTCTGGTTTGCCACATAAAAAACATTTTCTACCAAATTTATCACGAATATATTCTTTAAAATCATTATTGAACTTAGGACAATAAGGTTCGTAACTTATACCACCTTTCCAGTTTGGGTTTTTTTCTTTTGATAACAAACCCTTATGAGAATCAGATAAATGTTTGCACCATTCGTCTGAAAATTGTTTTCCTTTATGATTTCCTGTTCTTCCTTTTAATGATTTAGAAATCTTTATTTTTCGTTCTATTGGAACAGGAATTCCTTTTCGATTTAATTTTTGTTGTGATGCAGACATCTTTTTTCTAGTTTCTTCAGAGTGATGTTTCCCTCTGTTCGATTCGCCTGCTTTTTGTGCCCATTCTGGATGTTCTTTGTGTAGTTCTTTTAAATGTTTACAATACCATTCTCGATATTCTGGATCTTCCCACTGTTTTTTTGATCGTTCTGAATTTAATTTTAGTTGTTCTGGATCGGACCACCTTTTCTTAGCCGATACACTCATTTTTTTACACGTTTCGTCGGATGCCTTTTTACCTTTGTTTCCAGGTTCTTTTCCCATATGTGATTCAGAAAGTTTTTTTCTAGTTTCTTCTGAATGAGTTAATCCAATATGAGATTCAGAAATCTTCTTTTTTGTTTCTTCTGAATGTTTATATCCTTTTGGTCGTGGCATCTGTTTATATTCTCCTTACTGCTTTTTTAAACCACTATATTTATAATACGTTCATGTCAAATTGGGCAACAAAACCTTTAAGCACACAGGTTAGGTCTTCATTAGCATTATCTGTTATTTTTATTCTAACGTAGTATTGATCGCCGTCTTCTGCAAATTCTTGTTCATCTTCGGGAATAGTAACCACGAAAGTATGGTGTCCGGAAACCAGTCGTTTGGCTTTAGTATTTTGGTCAGTTGGATAATCATTACCTGAATCTCCCGCCAAGACAGAACCAACAGGAGCGGAACCATCAACAGGCGTAGTAACTTTCACAATGTTTATTTCGAAATCGTCGTTAGTGGTATCTAATGTTCCGCCTAACGTTACAACCGACGTCACTGACTTTAGTTTGGCGCCTTTTGATGCAGTTGTGCGACTAGGTATTATTACCGGAAGCCTGTAATATTCGGTGGTGTTTGCAGGCGTTCGTGTAACAAATAATGCATTTGTTGATTCAGATGCTGTCCAAGTACCCGAACTAAAACAAGCTGGCCCAATTGGAACCTGAACTTGGTAATCAGTTTTTGGTTCAGTGGACGTTACATCGCCACCGTCCATAATAAGAGTTCCTGTCATTATAAAACCTCAAAATTGTTTTCAAATAGATTGTAATGCTATGTGGCCAGTATTTGTTATGGTTCCAGTATTGATGATAGTGCTGTCCTTGTACAAAAACAGTATACTACCGGCGTTATTTAAAGTTCCAGCATTAGACAAATTGTTAACTGGGCCAACATATGCCATCATTGATTCACCGTCATCAATGGACCAGTTATAATTGCTGCCCATGGACAAATAGGAAATTGTCACCATTTCCGTGCTTCTGTTTTGAGTAAGAAACACATTATCACTGGGCTTATAACCAAAATCCAGGTATGCTAAGTACTCGGTCCTGGTTATTTCACCATTTTTATAAGCATCATATAAACGCATAGAACCACCATCAAACTTTAATAAACGTTAATCAAAATAAATGGAAAAATAGTAGTTTTACGAACCGTTTTGCAAACCATTTCATGTAATGTTTTCTGGTATTTTTTCGAATTGTCTAACGCTTATATTTATGGTTCCGTTCCAACGTTCATTGTTTTCTTCGATAACATCTGCTTGTACATTATCAATAAAGATTCTGTAATCGGTTGTTATTTTTTTCCGGTGTATTGAAAACAAATAACATATTTTTTCCATTATGTCACGGCAATAGTTTTCGTTTTCACCGTATGCACTTGACACCAAAATTTTTACTTTTATGTCCAAGTTGTCAAAGTCTCGGTGAGGAGTAAAAAAGTAACCGTCTCCACTTTCTGTAGAGTATTCTACACCAATTCTGGTATAGTGTGGTGATATTAGAGTTGATGGAACTCGTGGCATTCCAGAAAATATTTGGTTGTCGCATAGCTGGGTGATACCGTTATCAGGATTTCGCAGTTCATCCATTATGAATTGAATGGTTTCCGATATCATATTGGGTCACCTGGCGTTTTTGCAGTAGCTCTAAATGCCCATTCCGAAGCCACATAATTCGGAGGTATAGAAATGTTTTCAAAGTCACTAACAGGCACATAAATTTGAGTACCATTATTTATGGTAAATTCCATGTCTTTAGATAAGTTTGCAGGACGTTCGACCCTAACATAATGTATTGTTTTGGATCCAAGACCAAGTGCACTAGCATCAATTTGTGCTTGCATACCGCTATGTTGGCCGAACTCGCAGCGAAAAGGCCCTGATGTCTCAGTCCAACTAACTGGCATTCCGACACTGTCTACAGAACTTATGACAATGGTTGTTTCGGCCACAAAATAATTTGAGGTTATTTCTGTTATGGTGTCAAAAAAGTTTGTAGTGTATTGGGTTCCTGCTTCTCCAAAGGAAATTCGTTCTATAACATCAGAACCATTATAAGTTCCAGTAAGTTTTATTCTGCAAATCCCAGAAGCCTGTAATCCAACCTTAAAAGAAGTAGAAGGCCCTCCAGCAACTGCCATACTAGCAGAAACCAATCCTGAAAATATTTCGTTGGTGTGGCGTCTGACATACATTCTGTGAGTGTAACGAATTCTGTGAGGATATGATGGCATTGTAATCACCAGGAATTATTGCCAGGATCATAGATGGATTGACCTTGATCACTAATTTCGTCGGCATCAAACCCATTTTCGGATGTATCCCAAGAAGGAATGTCGGTTCTTTTAAATCTCTTTGGATAGTTTTTGGCGTCCTTGAGTTGTACCATTGCAATACTCTTACCACGACCACCACTAGCACCTGTTCTCTTGATGTCAAGTTCGATACTATCCAGTAATTTGTTTAAGGCCAATCTTGGTCCAGTATCTTCGCCGCGACTAAATGAAACACCAGGTGCCTGGCTCTGGCTACGGAAAGAATAATCAGGGTTGCCCATTTCAAAATTATCTGCAATTAAATGGCATAATGCTATTCGTTCTTCATTTTCAGTTAAAGCATCTTCTGGAATTCCCCGAGAACTCAATTGCCGACTAAGTTCGTCACGTGCAAATGCCAAATATACTCCGAAACCATCCGGAGTCATGTCGCCGTTTGTTTCGTCTACTGATAAATATCGGTAATATAAACTAAAAACACTTAATACTATTTCATCTTCATCTGCCATTTATATAACCTCAAAAAAACTATAATCAAAATAATACTAGGAATTGTACTTTTACGACCACCTAACCAAAACATTTAAATACTAATAAAACAAAGGAATAAGTGATTAATATGAAAAAAGTAGAATTTGATGTTGGAAAATTAGTGGTATTGATTTCAGGTGGACCATTGATGACAATAGAAAAAATAACAAATTATGATGATAAACCAATACAATGCGTTTGGTTCGATAAGGATGATAATTTGAAACGCGCACAATTTTTGCCCGATGTACTAACAGTAATAACAGAACCAATTACTATATCACATTTTACTGGATGTGCTAACGGAAATGTTACTTGAGGTAAAGTAATTGTCAACTATTATTATTGGTTCTAGGAAGAGTCGCCCAACCGCAAAACTCCTTGCAAAAGCATTGTCTGCTAATTATACCGAAACCAGAGTTCCGGACAACGTGGATTCATTTACTATACGATATGGAAATTCGTATGTGGAAGATCCGGATGGTCGAATATTAAATAAACAAAAAGCAGTAAAAACTTCTGCGAATAAACCAGCTACAAAGTCTTTACTACAAGAAAAAAATATACCAACACCAAAATTAATTTCATTTGAAGACGCAATTGCTGGTAATGTTGAATTTCCAGTAATTGTCAGGAGGAACAACCACTTCAAAGGAAAGTTTTTCAATGTATGTAACAACCCACGAGACATAAGAAGGTTTAGTCCTTCTAATCATTACATCCAAGAAATGGTAAATAAAAAGGATGAATATCGATTATTCATTCTAAACGATAGGATAATCGAAGCAAACATTAAAAGATGTCCAGAAAACCAATCAACACCCATGGTTCGCAATAAAGAAAATGGGTGTTTCTTTGCGAGGGTTCGCGTAGCTGACTTAGATAGGGAATTAAAAAATGCTGCAAGATCCGCTATCCGAGAAATTGGCCTGGATTTTGGTGCAGTAGATTGCGCAACAATCCAAGAATCACCAGGCATAACTATATTTGAAGTTAATAGTGCGCCTGGTCTTATCCCACGAAAAATAGAATTACTGAAAACAAAATTAGAAGAAATAATTTAAGTTTTTTATATTTTTTCATATAATTTTTGGCTTTTCAAGAAGTCTCCTGTTCTGTAAGCATATTCCTCAAACGTCATTATAGAAACATCAAAAAAGTAAAAAGGATTTTCTTCTTTGTTCATGATAATGCCTACGTTGTTTATACCTCCATACGTCGGATCAATCATAATAATGGAGGTATCGTTTTCTAATATACCTACCCACGCATGAGCTTCCAACGTATCAGGATCGACTTTATACACCAGAAAACTACTAATATTGTAAAGTTCTAATATGTTCATTACCTGTTTTGACATATCAGAACAATCAAATTCTCCGCGCGTGTATTCCTTGGTGAAATGATAACTATTCATTATGTTTCTAATGTTTGTTATTAATTCTTTATTTGAACTTTCATCAAAGTTTTGTGATTGAGAAGTTGGTATTAACATAATATATATTAGTATAAAAATAAAAATTTTTGTTATTGATTCACGCCCTTATCTATTATATTTTTCCGTAACCATTCTCACGTTTTTCTCCCATTTTTCGTTGAAATCAATATTGTGTTTATCGTTGCTTTCTTGTATATGTGTTATTTCGTGGGCTATTGCCCTAATAACCATTTCAAGTGACTTTGTTCTACCACTATTTAGAAGTATAGTGGCTTCTTTTTCATTAAATTCTGTGGCGGCAATATGATCATCCGCCACTTCAGTAGAACTATGTATTTGTACTGTTCTACCACTTAATTCCTCACATATACGCTTTAGGCGAAGCCACTTAATCGACATTACATTTCCCTCCTTCTATGTGCGCACGTTCTATTGCACATTCCACGCATTCAAAATCGCACGAACATTCTTTCGGATTTTCATAAGGACAATTTTGATATGCCTGAAACCATTCGTCACTGTACCAGTTTTCTTTGTTCTGGGTTTTTTTGTTTTTATTGTTTCTGTTGTAATTGTAGTTTCGATGGTTGTCGGCATTATATGCACATGGAATATATGATACTCTCTTATATCCATTGTTTGAAAAATGAACTCCGTTTTCATTTTCAAACTCACCCCACATCGTAGTAATGCCATTTGGTGTCATTACAACAAATTTTCCGGATAGTGACTGTAGCACTTCCTCGTCGAAAACGGCTGCCATAACAGCAGCAACCCGTGTATCATTTATTGGTCCTCTTAATACGTCAACCAAACCACAAGTCAACATATTAAGATACAGGTCATTATAGTTTCCGATCACACCATTGTGAAACAAGACCGGACAATCCACATTGCCATTCACCATAAGATTGCTTTCGGTTTCAATTTTATATGGATGTGTCATCTCAGGACTAACATCACCCGACGTAGCAATCCTGAAATGTGCTACATGAGGTAACACATCCAAGGTTTCATAATAATCCTGAAATTCTTCCAGCGTCATGAAACCTTTTTCTACATGGATCTTTCCGTCTTCGGTGTAGTATGCTACACCTGCACCATCACTGTTGTTCTTAAAGCAATTTATAACTTCTTGTGAAGTCATTTTTCTGCCTTCACAAGTTGCGATTATACACATCTTACGTCCTCCGATATTATATTCATCATGCAGTCTTGTATGAAACGTCGTAGCGTTCCGGAAATCGAACAATCTACTCTTCTACATTGCGGCAATCCTATATAAAGTGTACGATCACTGTCTTCGTAATTGCCGCACCACACTGGATATGGCGGATTATCAATTGCCACCAAAAACGGTTCTGCATTTATGGAACATGCATTGTTTCCGCGATTTCTATTTAGACCGTAAAACACTATGTGCAATTCTTTGTTGTATGGTACAATACATGACGTTCTTATTAGATCAATGATTGTACTCATCTCATGTCGTGCACTAGGTGACCATCTATCTCGAAACTCCACAGTAACGTTTGCGTTTGATGACGTGTCATAATTTTCTTCCTCTGCAGTTGCTGGTGGTAATTTCCAGGATGCTCGGATGCTACCTGCTGGTGTATAATTATTTAAACAGTCAACAAAATAATTAGCTTGTCTTTCTGTTAGTCCGCCGTATTTCATGTAATCTTGGACATACGGAATATCATCGTGTTCACTATCCAAATCGTATTCAAATGTTTCTTCATTAAAGAATTTATTACATAGGTTTCTGGTTACCTCCAGCGCACAATATGCGATCAACGGATTTCCGAATATACTTGCAGGTGGCGTTCTGTATTCAAAACCGTGTGGTTGTGCACGAACGTCACCCAATTCTCCATAGTTTTCGCGAGCTTCGCCGGATAAGTTAGTGGTTGGCCTTCCAATGAAGTCATCCAATAACGTTACTAGCGAACTAGGCGGATGGTACTTTTCACCAATACCAATATGAATATGACCACCAAGTGGATATATATCACCACTATCGGTTAAATCGTAATTCTTGTATCCATCCGAAAATTCTTTAATCAACTTCCTAATACTCTTTATAACTTTTCTTGGTGATCCGGGCTCTGGTCGAATTTCTACCTGATCCCCGGAGCCATCTAAACCAATTGGTTTGCTACGTTCATCAGTATCATAAATGAGGTCACTTGCCTCAATTATCTCACCATTTTTCACGAGTTCAAATTCTGGATCGGCACCGATTAAGACGCCATTTGGAATTTGTATAATATTGCTAGTGTCTGTATTTTCCAATGGCGTTAGATTAAGGATTTCTATTACTTTCGGCCAAAGCCAACAAAATATTTGGATACACCTTTCGTCGTGAGTCCAATCGGAGCAGAACAAATTATTGTCTGCTGGGGCATACACTCCAATAAACTTACCATCTAGCGTAAGTTCTATGACATCAGGAGAGTACAAATCAGCAAGTGGGAACGCTTCCTGTTTTACATAATGAATTCTGTGTTCAAAGAACACAAAACTATTATCGGCAATATTCCTGATATCGGGATCAGGTGTTATATTAATCGAAGATGTTATATTCGGTCTCATGTATACTTCAGAATACGCTCCAAACATATTTTTGGGATGTCCGGATGTAATAGCACCGTGGCTATAACATATTGAAAAATATTTGGTTAGTTTATCAATTACTACATCCAAGTACTCTTCTCCCATCCTGTGGCTAGAAAGTTTTCGGGTTGGTTTCTGACCGTTTATTATTTGTTTCATGCAGCCTCTTGTGTCAATATATTCCGGATTGTGGTACCCAAGTTTCGGTATTGCCGAGTTGTCATGCCGTATTCAGCAATGTTTCTGGAAATACCAACTTCTAGAATTCCGTTGTCTATCATCGGCACGCCATTACCACATAGATCAAAACCTTCCACGCGCAATGTGCATGCATTATCCATATCTTCTAATATGTAGAAGTATATTGTTGTGTCTTTAGCCCATGTTTCAAATTCTTCGAACTCGTTTGCGATCATGCATTGTATGTATTCCGACCATCCATCCGTGAACTTAAGTTCAACTGGATACGTTGTGGATGCTTTTTTTACAGCAGGCGGCATTTTCCAAGATGCTCGAATACTTCTTGTAGGAGTATAATTCTTGCAGGTATTCAAGAAGTATTTTGCTTGTTTTTCCGTCAGGCCGCACACATTAACATAGTCCTGAATAACAGGCGCTGACTCATCATATACTATTTCTTTTTCGTTGAAATAACGTTCGCATATATTCTTCACTATTTTCATAGTAATATATGCCATCCCCGGATTCATGAATACTGAACCAGGTGGTGTCCGATATTCGAAACCGTGGGGTTGACTCCTACACTTCCCGAGACGTTTATACTCCGAACGTGCAGTTCCTGACATTTCTATTGTTGCAGAACCAACAAAGTGGTCCAACAAAGAAATCAAATCACTATCAGGGGAATATTCATTTCCAATTCCGACATGAATGTGCCCACCCAATGGATACTTATTTCCAACTGTCGACAGATCAAATTCCTCATAATCGGAACTAAACGTTTTTATGAGTTTCTTAATGTTTCGGGTGACTTGCGCTGGTGTTCCTGGTTTTGGCCGGATTTCTATTTGGGAGGCTGCTCCGTCGACCCCAATTGGTCCGTGATACATGTCTTCGACACTTATGTGTCGATCTGCTTTTAGAACCCGGTTGTTTCGTGTTAGCTCGAACTCCGGATCGCAACCAATTAAAACCTCTACGTTGTTTGTGGTGAGGTCTTTTATGATCGCATTTTCGATTTTTTGCAAATTCAATTCTTGTGTAATTTGAGGCCATACGTTCCGCAAAAACAATGTGATGTAGTGCTCATGCCATCCAATATTTCCACAAACAAATGAATTGAACACTGGCAAATAGTACATTGCAACATTGTCATTGTAAGTAAAGGCTATTGCTTCCACTTCTTCTGAAACGCTGCGTGCTTCTGTATAACGAATATTATACAGTTCGATAGTAGGTATTCCTAGATGTTCCGGAAATTGCATATATTCCGGATCATTAATAACCGAATCTGGCAACGTCAATGGAACCTTGCGCACCGTTTTTACTGTGAAACTAACAGTCGGTTTCACATACATGACATTACTGTCAATTGATCCAAACAATAATGTATCATAACATCGTATCGCATGCATATGTTCACCAACAACTGAAATCATTCCATCTGACTGCTCAAAGAACACACAATCACTATTACCACGAATATTCTCGCGGTAAGGTGATTTTCCCTTTACGCTTTTCATTTTTTATCCTCCAAACAACACATTATTTGTAGAGTATAAATAGTTTTTGGTAACCATTCACCAAAACCTTTAAATACTACAAAAACTAAAAACAATCCATGGAAGAAAATAACAACTATTCAGAAGCCGTTTCTGTACTTCTCGAAGGAGTACAAACGGGTCGGTTACAAGTAATAAAATTAACAAAAAAACAAATGGCGGCCAACAAAGAAAAATACACCATTATTGTTGCGGATACTGCAATTCCATCAAGGAGGAAAAAAACAAAAAATATCCAGAAACCGAAAAAAGATGAATCAATTGTGGAACCAGTAAAACCCGTACAAAAAATAGTAAAATCTAATGATGTTCCAATAAAACCGGAACCTCCGGCGATGTGTAAAATACAAAAAATAAGTTAGGGAGGATAAAAATGTCTAGCAACAATGCATATGTAATTAGGAAAGTTTCCGACAACTGTTTCGAGGTACGGTATATTGCATGCGCGGATAACGATGTACCAATTGAAGATTTATTTCTTGAAAAAACATGTGAAAATCTAGAAGATGCCATGAATTTTATTAACGAAATGCCACCTACTGAATATGGTGTCATGTATCAAAATGATTCTAAAAAAGATGATAACGATTTATATGAATCCGATAAAAAGATACTACAAAAATGTATAAACGATTTCAATAACCACGATGAAAATATAAAGTGCCCGTATTGTGGTTCTGAATTTTTAACAGAACGAGCAAGTCTTGCTTATCACAACCACTTGCCAAATGGTAAATGTGTTGATGAAATCTATGAATGTGAAGAATGTGGCGAATATTGCCAAGTGGTTTGGCGGATGGAATCAGTTAAAAAATTAGGAAATATTATTTTGTGAAGAATTATTATTTTTTTCGTAATTTTCTTCTCTAGAACTTTTTTCTTTTTTATATAATTCAATATATTTTTTATGACATACCTGACACGTTGTATCAATACTATAAAGATTTCCGCAAACATCACAACGTAAGAATGGCATGGAACGTCCTATATACAATGTTGGATATTTTTAATGAAAACAAACAATAGTAATACTAGTAGTATAGTAATATAGTAAATACTTTCTATTACTACAAGTTTGTGGACCTATTACTTTATTAGTATAACTACTATATTACTATATAATCAATATACGTAAACTATATTTACTATATATGTTACTATATTACTACTATACTACTATATTATATAACTATAATTACTATATGTATTATATACTACTAATATCACTTGTATTCCTTAAATATATCAAGTTCTTATCATAATCAATAGCATATACTTTTCCGCTATCTATAAAAATAATTCTGTATTCTGGTTGGTTTTGTATTGGTTGAACAAGTTCTTCGTTGTCATTAACTACCTGCAACGTATCTTCCACTTGATCATATATTTCTACATATACGCTAATAGATGCAGCTATGGCCATTATGATAGCACAAGCTAATGACAACGAATCTTGTTTCATGTTCCTACTGCCAAACCAAGAACAAGAAGTACCACTATTAAAATACCAACCAACATTCCAGTGAATAGACCTTGGAAAAAAATGATTTCATCTGGCATATAATAATACCTTCTATCATGATGTTACATCTTTAAATAGTTTTCCGTTTATCATTTTATAGCCAACCGGCGCAATGTATATGGCATCCGGTACGGTATCATCAAGTATGTTATCTTGATCTAATGCAAAACAGAATGCTAGTGGGTCTTGGTTGACTGCGGCTTTCTGCTCTTCAGCACTAAGATTATAATATGATCTCATTGTGAAGTTGCCGTATGCCTGGACTTCTTCTATAGTTGCGGGTCCGTGATCGGATTTTCTCATGACACGTAAATCTAGTTTAGCAATGCCGTCTCCAACATTAATGGTTATCGTGGATTCAGACATGTTGAATGCAAACGTGGTTTCGACGCTAGATTCATAGTCGCCTTCAATGTTAGTTACGCGATATAATCGATTGGTGCCACTACCGCTAATGAAAGTAATGTCACGATCATATATGGTACCTTTACCACCTTCAACTACAAAATTTTTCGACACACTTTCGTTAGATTCATCCCATGCTCTGTCGTACCGGTACGTTCCGCTACCGTCACTAAATCCAGAATCATCGCGGAACTCATTTCCTTCGTGCTCTACTCTTAGTGATCCTTGTCCAACATATATCTCCAGTTCTGCGGTATCCCCAGCACCTGTTCCTGACAATCCAATAGACAACATAAACAATGCCAAATAAACGCCAGCCAGTAAGGTACAAATAATAAAACCTATTTGGAATGCACGTCTCGGAGAAATTGATATGTCCATGGATTACCACCGAATTATAGGAATAGGAGACTTCAACGTTGCGGCAGTTGCAGCTATATGATTACCAACTAGTGTTAATAGTCGACCTTTTTTTATCTCCAATGCGACGTCTTCTTCATTCATTCGTAAGAATCTAGCAGCTTCAGATGCAGGATCTTCCAAACCAGACAAATTTCCCAGGAATTTTGCGGCATCTTCACATTCTTTAGAACCACGGACGTTCGCAGACCATAAGAAAAGGAACATCATGGCCAATACTCCAAATGCGACAAATGCAATTCCAAATGCGACACTTTCGTATATCATATTATCCTCCAATCACTTTGGTGATATACGTTATTTTTTCGTCGTTTGTCTGTGCTGTTTTGAAACACTTTATTATTTTTTCGTACTTTTTATCGTAGTTGTCAAGTGATGCTTTAAGTGCAGTTGATTTTACTTCTGATCGATTTAATGCACTTTCCAGATCTACCATTTTCCTATAGTGTACATAAAACAAAATAGCGAGTGCTGCAAACGCAATAGTGGCAAAAAGTAGTAAATATGAAATCATACTACCTCTGTTTCCTTGTTTTCAGTTTTGCGTAATACTATTTTCTCTCCATTACTCCATTTTCTCAATGCAACAATCAATGGGAATAAAACCACACCTAATGCTGCTATTTGTTCCGTGGTCAAACTTACGAATCCCATCATAGCGGCTAGCGATGCCAAGGTTCCCAGAAATGCAACTAGCGCAATCTGGGATTCCCAGGGATATTGTTCGACGGTTTTTGTATTTTTTGTATCTGTCATTGTGTAACCTCATATAAACTTTTATATTTGTGACGTTTAACCATCACTTTAATTGGGTTTTTTTGCAGACGACTTCTTGGGTTTGACCGTCTCAACTTTCTTTTCCTTTTTCGCTTTTTCGGATGCCACCAGATCCTCCAATGCCTTGAAATCGGCTTCAAGAGGGACTTTCATAGCAGCCGAGATGGTGGCGACCTGCTCCCTGATTGCGGCTATCTGATCATAGATGTTCTTCTGTGATGTGATATTGTCCCCAATGCCACGATCAATGATCTTCTTCTGTTGGGCTTCTGTCAGAGTCATGCGAAACCAGCCCCCTGCGCTTCGAGGTCTTGCGCAACCGTTCTGTCGGCCACCCTCTCCGAATCGTGCCAGGCTTCCATATAGCCCTGACCGGAGAAGGTTTCGGACAGGATGCCCGCCCCAAGAGGCATCAGCATCAGTTATAGGCGCTTGTGTCGGTGGTCTCTGTGGCCCGGATCAGGCTATCGTTCATCTGCCTGAGCATTAGCCGCAGAGTCTCCAGAGCCTGCTTCTCCTTGAAACTGTCAAAGTCGATCTTCGATTCAGATAATTATGCACTGGCTATGAACATAGCCAACGACCGCCCCGGTGGAGTATTTGATGTGTAGTATTGGGCCTTGGTCGTTCCCCCCGTAATCATACGATCTTATTGCGGAGTAATTTGTGGTGCTCCCGCCTTGTGGCCCAACGACAAGCATCTGCATCGCGGCACCGCTTGCATACGAATACGATGCCATCAGCTCTTCTATGATGCTTATGATGCTACCAGTATTGACCCATGTGCCTGTGCTCGGTGGCGCCCAACTTACGTTGGCGGTCGTCTTCGTTCGCCCATTCAGGTCCGCCTTGTTGGCTATTACAGCGGGATCGTCGTCGTCTTCGAAATATATTGTGCATGTTGGAGGCGTCCCGGATTTGCTATCATACCGCATCGATATGTACGCCTCGTCGATCGTAGCGCCGTCTGGTATTGTTACGCCGTCCCACCGAACATACGTGGTATATGCATTTCCCATAGTTTGGCCGAAATATAGTTGCATTCCGTTATTGTATATATATCCGCCGCTACCATAGCCATCGTCCGCGCTTGCCGCGACCTGATAATCCAGCGTCGTCACAGTATCACCGTTAGGCCAACCGTGCATCGCTCGATTGTGGTGCACGAATCTACATTGAATCTGAGGATGTCGCCCGCCGCTATCGAAGTTGTCCAACCGGAAAGAGTGGTGTCTTCGGCTTTCACCGCACTCGATATCGTCGGAGGGGTTGCTGATGTGATCGTATCGGCATCAGTGGGCGGAAAGTTCGCATAAGAATCCTTCCATATATCGACCACAATCGAGCCTGTCTGATCAGCCAGGAGGCGCACTGCCGCGATGGTGCACGCGAACGGGATTTGGATGTCGCCCGCTACACCATCTGCGATCTCAGAGCCGCCCCCATCGATGATGAAAGCGATAGTCCTGGTCTTCAGATCGGCATACTGAGCGACCTTCGTCCAAGTGTCGGTCATCGTTTCACAAACGGCTTAGGCGGGCTATCGGAGGTCTCGCCAGGCGGCTTGAGGGCCACGAAGTAGGCATCATCGAGCGTCCTTTTCGCTATGGACAGGGCCATATACATCTCGTTGACGCTTGCTCCATGCGACTTGAACGTTGCTGTGATGTCCTTGCAGATGGCCTCGATCCTCTTGGCGGAGTCCCCATCCCGCCGGGCTTTCTCTTCCAGCAGGATTTGAACAGCTCCAGACAGGTCGTCTATCTTCGCCAGAAGGGCAGACTCCGCTTCTTTGTTCATCAGATCACCTAGACGCCGGTGCACACGTAGAGCTGGTTATCATCCGTGTCGTAATAGAGCTGGCCAACTACCGCCGGTGAGGGGGGAGAGGCAGACTTGTGAACTACCATGTTCTGGAGTTCCTGTTTTCCACAATCGAGTGCAGCGGAGAGCGTTTCAATATGCTCCGATCCAACGGCGTCATCTGCGATATTTGCCGCTCCGACACAATCCGCCCCGAGAGCGTGGACATGGTCATCTCTGGCCGCCTTGGTGCCGTCTCCGATTGCTGCCACTGTGCCCACCGCCTCGGGCGTTTCGACTGTCGCCAGAATAGCAACGTCTCCCTGTGATATTTTCGTCCAAGTGTCTACCATTAATCATCTACCTCTGTGCAAACGTATAACTGTCCATCTTTCGTCCAAGTGTCTACCATTAATCATCTACCTCTGTGCAAACGTATAACTGTCCATCTTTCATCACAATTTCTCCCTTCTTTGGGTTGGCCGGAAATTCCGTAACTTCTCGGACCCCCGCGGCGGTATCGACCGCCCCGTCGTTATCGGCTACGTGAATATAGCTCATACTGCCTCCACGTAGTAATCCACCCCACCGATAACCCGATCGGCAGTAGTGCACTGTACCACAAAGGCTTCGTCAGTGCCCAAGTTCCTGTGCTCTGGATAGTCAAACACCATAGCATCGCCTTTGACCGTCTCGATTGTAGTAGTACCTGACTTTAGAGCTATTTCTACGTTGACCTGAGGATCGCTGCCTGATATGAGGCTGAGCCTCGTTAGCCTGATCCGATTTCCCGCTACAGGGGCGTCTATGATCGTCTGAGCGGATGCGGACGAAAAATCAATTGCAACATGAAGCTGTAATTTTTCAAGCTTTTTTGCAAGATCCGCTTTCATGAGGGCAATGTCCGCCTTCACTGTAGCGAGATCGGTCTGGACGGTGCCCAGATCTGCCGACATGCTGGCAAGATCGCCAGCCGCTGTATCTGGGGTGGCGACTGCCAATGATTCGGCAGCGGTCTTAATGCTGCCAAGCGTGCTTTCTTTGGCCAGCGCCTGAGTGGTCAACTGGGCATCCGTTAGGGGCCCGGTTACAGCAACTGATTCGGAGTCCAGGGTGACCTTAACATCAGAAGCTCGCAATTCAGTATCGGTTAATGGACCAGTCACGGCAACAGATTCAGAATCAAGAGTTACCTTGATGTCAGCGGACTGCGATGCCCCACCATTGACATTAACTAAGTTGGTCGTGCCCGGTGTGGTCTGGTCAATTCCGACCTTGCCAATGATCTGAGTTCCTGCGGGCAGCTCTTCGCCGAACTTGACGTCGCCTATATAAGTAGCATCCGCTATATCCGTAGCTGGCGCAACTGATAATGACGCGGCTTTGAGTTGCTGTCCAAGATTACCTGCTGGAAATTCTTTAATATCCACATCGCCGCCGATATCTACAGAATCAATTGATACAGACGCATCAACTGGTATTTTGCCATCAACTAGTGCAGGCAATTTCCCATCAATACTTGCAGAAGCTGAATTGATAGCAGCCAGGTCACCTGCTGTGGTGTCTGGAAGAACATCCATTGTACTATCAGTTGTCAGAGAGGCGGTACCGTCGCCATTATCAGTACCTTTAATCGGCAATGCTTCTAGTTCGTCGTTTGTTACCACACAAATAACTTTAGAACCAACACCACCATTAATTATTGTTTTTCTCATTGTTTAGGCCTCTTCGAAACTAATTGCATACAAAACATCTAATGCAGTACCTATGACATAAATGTCGTCTGCCTGAACAGGAAATGACAATGTTAAACCAGTTGCTGGAATCGGTATGCTATGCCCAACTTGTACAGCAGAACTACCCAAATAAATAGTACCGGAATTACCAGCATCTGGCATTAAAAACAAATATTTGTAAATAGCTTCTGTTGCTGACAATGGTATTGCACTTGCTGTCATTTCATATTCTGTTTCTGATACAGTACATGGAACATCTGCCTGAACTACAGAAAAAGATCCACCTGCTGTTTTCTTTCCAAGACTTACCGGCAGCTTCCCATCAATACTTTCAATCGCAGTAGTTTGTGCTGCCAGATCACCACTAACCGTATCTGGAAGTGTTGCCATGGAACTTGTAACAATCAATGAAGCAGTGCCGTCTCCATTATCAGTACCTTTTATTGGTGCAGCTTCTAAAGTAGCGTCATCTGTAACAGCACAAATAACTTTAGATCCTATTCCACTATTAACAATAGCTTTTTTCATATAACCATAACCTCATTGATGTTAAAAATAAAATATTTGGAACCAATGAAATTCCAAATTTTCTAACTCATTTCTATTCCAATTTCATAAGTACAATGCATACCAGGAACAGTATCTTGAACTTTTACAATAATTTTTTGAAATGCAGATTCTGTTTCCAAAAAGTATACTTGTTCTGGTATAAGAACTTGTTCTATAGTATTACTTAGAATACTAGCAATGTAATATTCTATACTAAGATTCATGTTATTCGACGGGCTGGTGTTTTTCACGGAAACCGATTGTTTAGTAGAACCAACCACATAACAATCTAATGCAGTCTTTACTGAAGACGTGGTAGTTCCTTCCGCATAATTTGAAAATCCAGGAGGAACTACACCACCATCATATTCGGAATAAACAGAATTTGGTGATCTGCCGGAAGCCAATAACTCAGAATACTCTTCATTGGTTATAAGGCCCAAACGATATGCATCATAAATCCTAATTTTCATCACCAAAAACAAAAAAGTTTATGTGATCACTTATTCGGTTACTGTCCATTCTAATGAAACTAATATTTTGCCACCGGCAGTAGATTTTGCACTTGTTAAATAATAATATCCGTCTGCTAGAACCACATTATTTGTGGTTGGCGAAACAGCATATTCAGTATTTAATGCAGCAGAAGCTGTTGCCGTTATGACACCAGTTGCTGAAGCCCCAGTTGAATTACCACAAGTCACAGTACCATTGCCAGTACCAGCAATTGCTTTCATTACAATGCCACGAATCTTGTTGATGGTAACTTTCATTGGGAAGTATATTTTTGTGGTGGTTTGTTCGTCGGTTTCGAAACTCATCGGAACGGTTGTAACACCTTTAAGTAAAGCAGCTTCCAAATGAGCAATTTTTGCAGCAACTGTCAAAACACCAGAAGTATCACTTAAACCAGTTGTTGCAGCAACACCTGCCATAACGTCTGCTAACGGTTTAGCTAAATTTGTAAGCGTTGCTTCTTTCAAGGCGTTTTCATCGGCACTGTCACAAATCATAACGGAATCTGCGGCAATAGGTGTGGCTTTTGCATCTAGTCCCGCAATATCGACACTGAGAACACCATCAGCATTATTAAGTCCAGTTGCTGTAACCGTCCCAGTCATACCGTCAGCCAAATCCGCGATATCAACTTTCTTAGCAACGCCTCCTTGCAAAAACGGAACTTCATCTGTTGCTAAAACAGGAACTGCTTCATCGAGATTTGCTAATACTTTAGTTTGTGGACCTGTTAACTTTGAAAATTTTTGATTAACCATAAATATTACCTCATAAATATGTAAAAAGTATATTATCAAATTTGCATATGCGATCTATATTTTGTTGTATTTATTATTTCACTAAATGGTGATATATCAAGGTTCATTTCTGGATATAATAGCCAATGACTTGTTAATAAGTTAAACCAGTACCATCTATCATAATTTGCTTTAGAATTACAAGAAGAACATAATACAACAAATTTCCATGGTAAACTATTACAATTTATCGATTTATCATAAGTAATGTGATGAATAATCATTCTAGTAGTATGTTCTTCTTCTGTTTTATTACAAATAAAACATTTACGTTCAAATTTATTTCTAATATATTCTTTAAATTCGAAATTAAATGTCTTGGAATATGGATTGTAACTTATACCATCTTTCCAGTTCCAATGTTTTGAACCACTATGCGATTCTGACATTTTGGCCCTGGTTTCGGGTGTATGCTTGCAATCTTTGTGTGCATTAGCTGATTTTTTACACCAGTCTTCATCCATCGTTAAGCCAGAATTCCAAGTTGGCTTACCTTTATGACTATCTGACATTTGTTTTAATGTTTCTTCAGTATAAATGTCAGTTTTTCCTTTGTTCCAAGGTATTTGACCACGATGTATGGCACTCATTTTTTCACAGAATTCAGGAGACATTTTCTTTCCTAATGTCCCACTACCCCTATGATTAATAGAAAGTTTTTGTTTTATTTCATCAACATCTTCTGAACGAGACCAATGAGTTTTTCGTATTTTTTTCTTTGATTCTTCTGAATGATGTGAACCTTTTCTAATAAAAATCACCATAAAGTATTTATACTAGAACTTTTTTAAATCCTAGTATAAATAGTTTTTGGTATGCAAATTTATGTAAAACAACTAACTAGCGAGCGTATTTATCTCAACAAAAGCTGTGCCCACATGGATTTCTACAGGATGAATCCACTCTTTGATTTCTACGTAGAAGTTTCCGCCGGGCTGCTTGGGATAGTCATCAGCAATATCAATGTCTTGGGAAACTACGAACTCTGCGGCCTGAGGATCATAAGGAATAACATATGCGTAGCCAGATGGAGTATGTTGTGATTCAATCATCCAGGATCTGTCATCCTCGGGTTTGCCGAATAGTGGTCCCATGCCCTTCCAGAACGGAATTCTCTCAGAATCCTTCATGTTTAGGTACGCCATAGTTGTTCTGTCAGCTATCAAAGCATAAGGCTTGAATCTGTGATCCATCATTCGGATAGCATTTACGACATCTTCGTAAGGATCTCTAGTGTCTCCGGAACCATCCCAAGCGCCCATATTAACAATATCGTTACCAGTTGCACTTCCGTTAGTTGCTAAAATTTTGCCATTTACGTTTACGTGAGCAACGTCAACAATACCATCAATACCGAGATCAGAATCACCATTCATTAGAATGTAATCTTCTGCAGAATGTATCATAGCTAATGCGCTATCGATTTCCTTGGCCTTCATGGTTGCGCCTTGTGCCTTAGCAAGATCTCTCTCGTTGACCATAAACCCATCCATGAACTGATACATCTCATGCTTTTCGACTTTGGTCTTCATTGTGAACGGCTGGGGTGCGGCACCTTTAGCCACAATCTGTGCACGTCCGCTAGTAGACTGATAGTAAGAAATTGCATCAATATCGATTTGCGTTCCAACGTCTCTTCGCGGTAGAACATTTCTTGCAACTAGTTCTGGACGATAGTTCAACTCAAATTGATTAATTTCCTGAATCCAGGCTGTAACAACTTCATCAGGTATAAATGAACCATAATTTAGATTAGTGTCTGCCATTTTTGTATTTCTCCATAAAATTTATTATAAACGTTTAAAAATTATTAATGAGGTCTAAATAAGTTCGACCTCAATCTGCACAAGCTTGTACATGGTTATGTTATTAGCATGAGAAGCTAACAGGTCTTTTTCCATGGTAATAGTAGTAGAAGAAGTAAGGGGATCCAAAACTCTATTAACTTCAGCGGCTTCATCGGAATCAATGACTACGTAGTCACCTTCAACAAGATCAAGTTTGGCTATAGTTGCTGCAGCATTAAAAGTTACGACCGATCCAACAAATGAAGTAACCGTTTGATCATAGTTAACATCACCGGCGTCATCGGTTTCCAGAACTCTGCCAACAGAA